GAATGTTTCGCAGAGATAATTTTGCAAAAATAACTCATGGTGGCTATTTGCATGAATATAAACATATCCGATATTGTTATATCCTCTTCCCTCATTCAAATCTGGATGATAATGGACTCTGTATATTTTTATACGCTCTGCCTGTAATTTCTTTTCGTGTTTCTCAGCCTCATTCTTATCCTCAAACGTTTTTCCGTCCGATGTTGTATAGATTATCTTTTCCTGTATCATGCTTTCCTCCATAAAAAATAGGTGGTAGTCATTCCGACCGCCACCTACTGTTTCCTGACTTATTCTACTGTGATGCAATCATATCTCTCAGAATTGATTGTGTTCTCCATCGCCTCAACCGGATTGTAACCAAGGTTCTGCAGAATCTGTTTGAATACCGTCACGGACTGTCCGCTTGCAAGCTGCACGCCCTTGCGGTTGTGATCTGCATGGAATACATCGTGTCTGCTATTCACATTCCAGAAGATAATGTTCGGGATTACATAACCAGCCTTGCGGAACTTATTTGCCATCTTGTCATAGAAAGACCACTCACGGTTTCCACAACAGTCAATTTCCATGTCTGATATGACAACGATTGCTTTCGGCATTTCCTCCTGCGGAGTATTGTGTTTTTCCGCAATTTCAAGAACCCTCTCAAAAGCAGCTTTAAGGTCTGTGTTATTATCCCAATTTGCTCTGCTTACGTTGCGGATCTTCTGTTCAAGGGTTTCTCCCCTCAGAATAACCGTCTCTGGTCTGTCAGAGAATGTCATAAACAGATTGTGGTATGCACCCACATTTCTCTCTGCAAAATAGATTGCAAGACCGATTGATGTTGCCATAGGTCTGCCTCTCATGGAGCCGGACACATCCGCCATAACTAAAGCGTTTGTTCCTTTCTCCACATAATCCGGCAAGGCTTTCCACTGGGCTTCAAGTACCTTGTTGCTTTCTCTGCCGTAAAGGATCTTCTCAACAATATCGTAAGGGAATAGTGTTGAGGCATTGATCTTTACCTCTCCCTTTTCTGCTTTGCTGATAAACTCTCCAAATCTCTCAGCATCATGTTTCATAAATGCCTTGCGGTAAATCATCATTGCACGGCTCGGAACTTCCGGGTATTTGATTTCATCCCATCTTCCGGCTGACATAAGACTTTCAACGACACCGATCTGTTTTCTCATACTACGGACGATTCTCTTGAAATTGTAGACCGGATAGCCTAATTTCTGCGCCGTAAGGATTCCGAGTTTTCTTGTGGCAGAGCTGCTTGCATCTGCGGTCTTAATCCATTTTGCAAGTAAAGAAATTGCATTTCCGGCATTGAGGTTCTGTAAATCTTCCTCAAACTGTTTCTTCATTGCCGCCCACATATCGTCCTCCAATGGAGTACCGATAAGCTCATACAGATCATCATATCTCCCGAACACACCAACCAAATCAAGGTTCGGTCTGAGTGCTTCTGGGTGTTTCTCTGCCATATAACGGATAATGGTTCTGAAAGTCTTTCTCTCTCCAAGACCGCCACGAATGTCTCTTGCATAGAACGCAATCTTTGTAGCAAAGAGTTTGTCCTGTGCATATGCCTCCGCAAACAGAGTGGTAATTCTGTTCTCATCAGCCTCTCTCAGTGATCCGATTGTACCAAACAGATCCAGTCTGGCATCGCCAGAAGTGTTCAGTGCCACTGCACCATTTTCAGTCCTGGTAAATCTACCATCTTCTCTCATTGCATCTGCAAAACTCATGTTTTCCTACCTTTCCAGGACTCTCATTTACGGAATTGAACCGTTTCACATTGTTTTTTAGACATTTGCTTTAACCATTGTGATTGCTGTAGGAGTCCCTATAAAATTGTTTACTGTTTCATTGTCAGGACACTATTGGGGTTTATGATTAACAGTCATATCCAAAAGGGTTGCTGTAAGTGTCCCATGTAAAGTTTTATGCCTATTTGGCTAACTTTTTAAGTTCATACCGCCTGTTATGTATCGCTCCGACAGAACGACTGATTTTCTCAGACAGTTCAGAATCGGTAATCTCATGTTTGATTACCAGTGCATCTTCCTCCGCAGTCCACGGATGAGACGGATATAGAAATGACGTTTTGCTGTAATATCGCCTATGCTGTCTCTGACACGCCTTATGATACTTTTCCATATCCCTATAATCTTCTTTTCGGTTCATAGGCAACCTCTTTCTTTTTACATGACGCTGTTTCAAACGGGAAAATATTGTCAATGGAATTTTCTGTTTTGAAAGATTGCTGTAAGCGTCACTTAATTGCCCCGACAGGACTTGAACCCGTATGCTCGATTGCTGTAAGGAACACTCCTGTCAACCATGTTCCATCCGGTTTACCATAACCGGCAATCGGGGCAGAGACGATGAGAGGAATCGAACCTCTATCCGCAGCTTGGGATTGTTATTGAAAGGAGTTTGCTGATTATGCCACTAACATGACATTCTTCTTAACAGAGCTGCTGTGCTCCCTTTGCACCACATCGCCATATAGAGTGAGGGACGGACTTGAACCGCCGACACCGTCCTTAGCATGGAATGAAAGATTGCTGTTCGGATCACGGAACATGATCCATTTTTCTTTCGTGCTCTACCAACTGAGCTACCTCACTCATGTAATTGGCGCATCTTCTTGATTTGTAAGGACATTTGCGCCATCGCCTTGAATGGAGAGGGATGGATTTGAACCATCAATGAAGCAGGCTCCAAGCTGTAATATATTGCCGTCAACGCCACGAACATGACGTATTGTACATAACTGCCGCGTCTACCGTTCCGCCACCTCTCCATATTCAGTTTTCAATACGGAAATCCGTATGAGTTGCGGAGGTTGGATTTGAACCAACGACCTCCGGGGCATGAACCCGGCAAGCTACCACTGCTCCACTCCGCCATGATGGTTCTTCGCCCCACAAGAACCTCTGGACTTTCCGCTATGTCGCATTTCTCGCATACTCATCCTTAACCATCACACGGCCGACATCCCGAATGGTGGGCTTGATTGAACAATTCCGTACACTCACTATGGTTTGTTGTGATACGCCCTAACCACCGGGCAATGTCGATAGAAACTGTTTTTCAGACAATCTCTCTAACTCTAACTGGTTTAACGTCCGAAGTCAGGACGGCTTTGGAGTAATGGGATTTGCACCCATTATGGAACTATGCTACTGTTAGCCACACCTTTCGCAGTTTGGTACTCGGTACAATGGTTATGATTTTCAGTAGTTTGTTGGGGCGGTAGGATTACGGCTGTTTCTGTGGCTTGTCCTCGCACCTACCTCGTGCCTACCCCATTCCTTTACCATGATTATTCGTCTACCTATTCCGACAACTCCAAATTCTGAAACCTCCTCCACCGGTGGAATACGGTTTCATAGCGGTGCATACAGGACTCGAACCTGTACTGCATTTCTGCAGGACGACTTAGCAAGACGCTCCGCTACCATTACGGCAATGCACCATACGCCGTGTTAGGGATTTGAACCCCAGAGACTTTTACATCCAGACAGTTTTCAAGACTGCACCCTCGACCAACCGGACACACGGCAGAGTAGTTTTCCCTTGGTAACGTACAAGTCGGAGCTCCTCTATCCGCCGGTCGTAAACGCCCTTTCGTAACCTTTGTGGAGTGCTTTGAAAGAGTAAGTCAAGTGTCTCCAACTGGCAAGGTGGGGATCGAACCCACGACATTCTGATTAACAGTCAGACGCTCTACCACTGAGCTACAAGCCATTATTGGAGTAACAGGACTCGAACCTGCGCTAACCAACATCCGTAGTGTTGTGCTCTATCCATCTGAGCTATACTCCAATGCAGTCCGGCAGTGACTTGGATGGTTGCCGCCACCGAACCGATGCAACGTGTAAGACAGTTGCCAACAAGGGTATTTCATTTGTATATGCGGTTCTCGGACCCTGCACCCCTCCGCAGTCCTATAAGTAGTCCCTCAGCGCAAGGCTGTCACTCTGCTTACAGAACCCACGGCATTTCTGCCGCCAGATTATGCTCTCACAAACCACCGACTATTTACTCGGAGAGCCTTGGCGCGTCCAACTCTTTGCGCCTTACCTCGGATGTCAGGTTGTTATCGCAGTTCTCCGCCTTTCCGTTCTGCGCCGCTTAAATCGCTGTAACGCTCATGCACTCTAAGCAGTAAATTTTCCGCACCGGAGTTTTTCTTAAAAAACTCTTGGTAATGTAAAAAGCACTTACGTTCTCGCTACCTCGCCGCGCCATTTCTTTCCTGTGTGAGCCGGAATAAGAAATTGGTAAAGAAATCCGCTCGTCCTACGGTGGGGAGTTGAACCCCACTTTCCCCGGCATGGTGTCCGTGGCATTTCCAGTTATGCTATCGTAGGCATCGTTGCAACGATGGTCTTTAGCGTGACTTACGCAAGCTCTCCAAGTTTAAGTCCTGTCGGCTTTCCCAGACTACTCACATAAGCCTCTCAGTGAGCATTGCAATCTCCCTATTTAATGATTGCTTACCACGGCTTTCGCCAATACTTTTCAGCCGGAACACTAAACCAACTATAAACAGTCAGCGTTATTCTCAGTTGAAATGTTCGATGGGAGAATCGAACTCCCGTCCCCACCGTGAAAAGGTGGTATCTTGACCGCTTGACTAATCGAACAGGTGTGGTTTTTACTTTTTGACTGGAAGCAAGGTACCCTTTAACCACAAAAAATCATAACCAGGTTTTTACAATTCTCCGCAGGGAAGCCGTTCGCGTCCGGTAAATTCTCTGTGAATAGGCTGTAATCTACCTAAATGGGCGAAAGAGGAATTGAACCTCCAATGTTTACCACGAGGGAACGGATTTACAGTCCGCCGCAACACCACCAATCGTTGCCGTTCGCCCTGAATTTTCTTTGTATCGCCAAGAACATTAGGAAAGAAGCGGTGGGAACCTTAATCGCTAGAGCTACACCCACAGGTGGAATCGAACCACCACACTACACCAAGTTCGCTCCGGTCATTTAGAGATTCACTTCATCTTTCAGTGCTTTACCAGCTTTGAACTTAGGCGCTTTGCAAGCCGGAATGGAAATCTCTTTACCGTTCTGTGGATTCTTGCCAACTCTGGCAGCACGCTCAGTCACTTCAAATGTCCCGAAACCGACCAACTGCACTTTTCCACCTTTGCCAAGTTCTCCGCCGACAACTTCCACAAATGCGTTGAGCGCCTTTTCAGCATCACTCTTAGAAAGTCCGGTTTCATCAGCCATAGCCTGTACTAATTCAGCTTTGTTCATTACTTCTTGCCTCCTTTCTTGTGGTCTGCATATATGGAATATGCGATTGCAATTATTACTTCTGTGATTATCGTTGCGGCAACACCGCACCAAAATTCAGGAATATACATCTTTTTGCATCCTCTCTTGTCTGCTACCTCTGGTAGCCGTCACGGTCATGCGGTAGTCATACCGTTTCTGCACTGCACCGCCGCACTCAGCCGCCTTACTTCCTCCGGTGTATCTTGGCGTAGCTTCACTGCCATGGCTATATTTATAGTTTCGTGCCGGATTGCCATGCGTGGACCATCAGGGACTCGAACCCCGGACCGTCCGGTTATGAGCCGGATGCTCTAACCAACTGAGCTAATGGTCCATACCTCACACTTTGGGAGATTCCATGTGAGGTTTCGGAGGTCCATCATAAGTGTGAACCCTCCAATGTGGGATTGCTGTCGGGGAACAACAATTCCTAAGTGGGAAGTGTTGGTGTCGAACCAACTCCTATGGATTTTCAGTCCATCGCTTCTACCGAGTTAGCTTACTTCCCATATTACGGCACTGTTGCTGTGCCGTAATGGTTAGGAGAAACTTTAATGCCAAATACCTTGTGTTCACTCCGCTTAACTTATGTCCATGTCACTTGGTATGGTCGTAGTATAGCGTACTAAACATTCTTTGTCAAGTGGAATAAACAAAATTTTCAAAAAAATTTGTTTTTCTGTGTGCAGTCGGCTTTACAACCATTTTTCTGAACATCAGAAATCAACTTGCTTACAGGGATTTTGAGAAAATTTGCTATATCGTATATCTTGTCGATTGACGGATAACTTTTGCATTGTTCCCAATCGCTCACGGTATTCTGCGCCACATGAACGCCCGTTGCAAGTTCGTGTTGTGTAATTCCCCTATTCGTTCTTTCTTTTTTCAAGTTGGTGGCGAAACTATATTGTCCCATGCTATCCCTTTCTATATTCCTAAGTCACTTCTCTTTACTACCTGTCCCTCTCCGCCAAGAAGAGCATCTACAAACTGGGCGAACATTGCCAGAGTGTCCGGCGCATCATCATGTTTATTCTTTCCGAGCTGTGTATAACTGCAAAGGAATGACATCATCACACCGTAATCGCTCTTTGGCTCATATTCTGTAATATCCTTGAATATGACGTGTTCCTTAACCCATGAAGAATTGACGATGATCTTGGTCTCTTTGTTCTGAGTAGTGTATTTCTTCGTAATATGGCATCTGCCGCCTTTGGCTTTAACAAGTCTCTCAACCTCATTTGCGGTTCTGCTACCCTCTTTGTTGCTCTCGAACTGTGCCTGCTGTACATGATGCTTAACAAGCATATCTGAGTTGAGTTCGTCCAAGGTCCCAGGGTCGATGTTTTTGAATACCAAATCTTCCAGATAGTATCTGTCTCCGTACTGATAGAAAACTCCGAGGAAGTTGTAGTCTGTACCGGTGTCCTTGGTATCGCAGATTGCCAATATAGAATCCGGTTCTCTGTCCGGCAGTCCTCCGATATATCTCTGCAATTCTGTTGGATGATACAGAATACCCTCTCTCTCAATCGGATCGCTCTTATACAAGCAGCGATATGAAACATCGTCCATCGACATTTCCATATCGTGGAAGTATTTCTCATCGAATCCAACATCATAATCGTAATCAAAGTTGCTTTTTCCGGTCTGAGGATCAATATCTGGAACAGCAATGAACTCTGCCCTCGGATTGCCCTCATACATTCTTTCAAGCCGGCCAATAACATCATGCACACTCCATCGGGTTGCAATGTGGATCTCTTTAGCTTTCTTCTTTTTACGAGATTTAAGGTCTGTGGTGTACTCTCCGTACAACTTATCCAGACGATCAATAGACAGAGCCTCTTCGATACCGGAAACCAAATCATCCACATACAGAAATCCCTCACAACGGGTAACACCGGTAAGGGAACCTCTGATTGGTCTGCAGGTCAGTGTCTTAAACGGTTGCCATCTTCCAAGGTTTATTGTCTCTTCTTTTGCATTGTTTCCCTCAAATACAATGTCTGGGAACACATCGCTCCAACAATATTCATTACTGGTAATTATGTTGAGAACGGCATCATAGAACATTCTCGTCATAAATCCAGAATGGGAGGACATAAGGTTTGGTGTGTTGGGGTAATGCCCCATTACAAACGATATGAAAAACTCTCCCAGTGTGGTCTTGCCGGTGCCAGGAGGCATTGATATTGATAGAATATCCAACTCATCATCAATAAGCCTCTGCATCTTCTGTACAAGCCAATAAATCTTATTTCTTCGTGGCTGATAGTATCTGTCCTCTGGATCTCTGTTCTTTTCCACATAAAGCAGATAAGAGTCAAAATCCTTATGTTCCTGTGCCAAGAACAAAAGAGCCTTATTGTATAAATCGTAATATTTAATATCTCCTGTCGCACACAGTCTCAGTGCAAGGAATCTGACCTTATTCGCTAATTTCCGCGAAAGTTCTTTATCTTCCCGGATAACCTCATTTGCCATTCCGAGTAAGGACAGAAGATTGTCATAGTCACTCAGATCGCTTTTCAGAAGCCTTACGATAATCTCTTTATTCGATAGTTCGTGTTGAGCCATGAAAATTCATCCTTTCTCACGGCTCTACACGGCTCTGTATTTTTACTTCGGTCTTATTACATCAACTCTTGCCCTGACAACGATTCCGCAGTTCTTAGAATCTGGTTCTGTGTCGAATACGAGTATTCCGTCTTGTGCAAGTTTCATACCCATTTCTTGTGCCATTTCCCTATGGACAAAACCTGCTATATCCTCTCGACCTGCTTGGAATATATCAAGGTGTTTGCATACCTGGTACGTCTCTATCGGTCTGAAAGTGTAGGTGTTTTGAAATTCAACGGACGGTTCCGGCATTGGCATTGATTGATCTTGTAACTTTCTCTGTGGTCTTTTCCGCCAATGTGGCTTATTGTTTCTCTTTCTCTGTCTCATCATTGGTTTTACCATCTTTCTTCTGTTGTCTATCTCTTACACTCTTACTGCAAACACTCAAGATAACCATATTCAGATGATCGTTCTGCTTTCTGAGCTGTGTGTTCTGTTCTAAGAGCAGTTCATTCATCTGTGTGATTTCCTTTTTCACATCGTTGTTGGACTTTGCATCTTTCCAACTCACAAAGATATAAATTCCCAGTACCGCAAACCATATAAGTGCAAAAATCAAATCTTTCATCTCTATTCCTCCGGCATATAATATAATCCATTGTCATAAAACTTCACGTCAGGCTCTCTGTCCGCACTTTTCAGCAGAATCACATTTCCGTTTGCAAAGTTTTTCATTGCGTCCGGCGGCAACTCTGCATCTTTCAACATCATGTATGGGGAAAATAGGGTTTGCAGCATTTCATTGTAGACCTGATCTGTTCTTTCTTCCGTTCCGTACTTACCAATTACGGTATCGTCTGCAAAGATTTGTTTCCCATGCAATGAAATTTCTTTCACATTTCCCATGTTGATTGTCGTATTTCTATCCTGATTTACTATAAACATTACTCATCCTCCAACCATCTGTTATCCAAATAGCAGAATCCGTATACCGCCGCCCCTATAAAGACAATCCATAGCATCCAGAATCCGACTATCATCGCCGTACTGCTGCTTACCATGTAATCCACAGCACTATCTAACGTATCAGTCTGAATGAACGTGCTGCCATTGCTTATCGTGTTATCTTTCAGTTCTGTATAAATGACACCATCGTAGGCAGTGTCTATGACATAATACTTATATCGCACACGGCTTGATTTCTTCTGTGTGTCTATATGATAGTCTCCCGGCATGGATATTGTGCCGTATGGAAATTCAATGCCAAGAAATGATACCTTTTCGCTATGTTTTTCCCAACTGTCGTAATAATCCCACGAATAGTAAGTTTCCGTTGTGTAATATGTGTGGGATTTTCCATTTATCGTTGTCGTATGGGCTACCTGTCTGGTGTGTTGGTTGTAATGTTCCTCTCTGACTTCTATGTAGGCATATTCGCCATCAATATCAGAGTCAGTAACCGGATCTACAACCGACAGAGTTCCTTTTACAAACGCATTGCCTACATTGGTTCTCATTCCATACTGGAACTGTTCTGCGTCATTATCGATCTTAATTGCCTGATAATATTCCTCATTTTTGTTGTCGCATGAGGAAGAAATCTTTTCGCTGATGAAAAATCCACCCGTGAGCATGACAAGGATAATGACGATGCTAAACATGAGTTCTCGCACCGTCAAATCCCAACCACTGCCGGAGTAGATTATCGTACTCCATTTTCTCATAGGCTTATTCTCCAAACAGATTGCTTACCGGCTGCCTGTCCTCTGTGCTGTATTCCAGATATGAATAATTGATAACCTCATATCCCATCATTCCTAAGATCTGCTTATGAGGGAACTTACGCACATATTTCTTGTATGCCCGGACTTCATTGTTATAGGACTGTCTGTACTGTGCAATCAGATTTTCAGTCGTAGCCAATTCATTCATAAGCTCTTTATAATTTTCATTCGATTTCAGTTCCGGGTACTGCTCCGCAACCGCAGCAATGGAAGTTGTGACATTCTCAATATCCACACCTCCATTGTTCCTTGCGTCAACAACTGCAAAAAGCGTATCTGCCTCATGCTTATCATATTCTTTTACGCAGTCTGCCAGATTGTAGATGAGATCGGCTCTACGTTTCTCCTGCGTCTGCACATCGGAGTCTGCCGTAAGAACCTGTTCCTCTAACGAAATGGCTCTGTTGTTCGTTGTTACGAAAATTCCTGCAATCAGTAATACAAATGCGACTACAATGCCGACAATAATCCATGTTCCTTTATTTTTCATTGTTCTTGTCCTCCATCTTTAGCATAAATTTGTTTTCTGCCAGAACTATCCCTCCGGGAACTTCCGTAAAGATCGGTTCTGTTCCGTTGTAAATCTGAAATTCCACATCATTCCGGCAGACGGCATCTCCGCCGTCCATCGGAATAGCTGCCAGAACTTCTTTTGTATCGGTCTTATAGACCACCACCGTTGTCATATTGCACCTCACATGAAGTAATCATAACCGACACCATATTTTGCCATGATAAGACTCTTTGCCATTTCCTCTAGCTTCTGGTGTTCGGTCGCATCCAGATACACGCCCTCATAGGTTCCACCCTGGCATCCCATCCAATCGTACTTGCAATGCAAAAGTTCATGCACAAGATCCTTTTCCATGCAGTGTTTGAACAATGTATTGTTCTCTTTGTAAGATTCATCGCTGAGTAACTGGATGTTTGCCTGACTGGATTCAAATATGAATGTGTTATATCCGGCAGCGTCAATTACCTCTTCTCCATTAGGGTTCATAATCTTATCCTTAACATGTGCCAGTATTAGCCACCCATCAAGGAATAATCTGTGTTGCCACTCTCTCAGGCACTCTTCTAACTGCTCTTGGTTTTTGAATATGTCTATCGGTTTTTCTTTCCCATCTCTCTTTTCAAGAGTTCCACAAGTATTGTTCTCGAAAGCCGTACCGTCTGCAACGGAAAAGCACCATTTATCTCCATATCTGCGACCGCACACATAATCCCCTATCTTTACCGGTATTTTGCATCCGCACTGATTTCCTATGTTGGTAACGATCACCAACCCACCTTTTACGGTGCTATGGTCTATGAAAAAGTTCTCTCCACTGGCAGTCATATAATCATCAATTTTCTTGCCGCAAGTAAGCAGATCGAACATTTCACGCTGATTTTCCCCAGTCCACATCATGGTTTTTACTTCATCCGGGGACTGCGGTTTCAAGTTCAAATTATCCATCATTCGCTCTCCTTTACTTTCTTGGCAGATTTTACCTTGATTTTCTTTCTACCGAACTGCTGATATACCAAAGCAGACGCATGAACACTGTCCGTGCTGCATACGGTAACAGTTCTGCGGATTGGTTTTCTCTCAATGGTTTCAAACACTACTTTGTACCACCGTTGTTTCATTGGTTCTGCCCTCCTGTATTCTCCCGTATATTCTTTCGCACTTTTCGGCGTGTCTGCATCTGATAGTCGTTAATGCCCTTTGTGTACGATCCGCCAATACAGTAATATCAACCTTATCAACATCAGCATCAAAATCAGGGCAGAAAGCGCAATAATCTTTCACTCTGAGTTCCATTCCATTATCCATGACAGCCCACCGCCTTTAGCATACTGATTTTCTCTACCAGGACATCAACCGTTGCGTTGAGCTTGCTGTTCTTAATGCAAACTTCCTGATAGTTCTCATATAACTTTCCACCGTTCAGCATTTCAGTCTGTTCCTTGACTGTGGCATCCAGCTCTGCATTGAAACTTTCAAGCTGTTCAATCTGTTTCCTCAGATCATCATTCTCTTTTTCTACTTGCGCATTTCTTTCTTCCAGAGATTTCTTGTTTGCTTTCAGTTTTTCAACCTCGCTCGTAAGTTCTCCGAGTTTCTTTATCATTTCCTGCTCAGACATGGTTCCTTTTTCCTCCGTCTCTTCTACTCCGAGAAGTACCTTAATCTGTTTCTTTGAAATGTGATATGCCATTGCAAGGGCGGCTATGGATTCCCCGGAAGAATACTTTTGCTCAATCTCTGTTTTCTTCACGGAAATATCCACACCATTCGTATTGAACATACGCTTGTAGCCGCCCTCTTCCAGAATTTCTACTATTGTCTGCGTGTCGCACACATTCAAGTCCGCAAGAATGGGTATCTGTCTCTTATGGTTCTTCGCCAAGCGGTAATCCATTAAGATTTGTCCCTTATCCATTCTTACCTCCCTGTTTTACCCCCCCCACAGAGAAAAAGTCCTCATATATCGCTTTGATAACTTCCGCATCGTAGAGTGCATTGTGTTTTTGGCCTTTCGGCAAATCAATTCCTCTGTCTGTAAGGAGCTGTTCTCTCGAAATGTCAAAAGCTGCCTTTTCTGAAATATCAAGCATCGTTGCAATGTCCTGATTGATGTCGTGACAAGCCGGTGTAATAAACTCAGGCAACTTCATAGCGTTTCCTGCCAATAAGTCAATCAGTAACACCATATCGTAATGCGAGACATCTGAAACGAATACCGCAGCATAATCACTGTCAAAATTAGCGTCCATTTCAAGCCATTCCATAAGTTCGCAACAAACATCTGCCTTACTGCCGATTACAGTCGTTGTTTTATTGTCGGCTGCCAGACTTTCTTCTAACTCCGCATTGCCACTCAAAACCAAATGATCGAGAACATTCTTCTCAATCCATTCATCACACATACCCTCATCATAGTCCGTCAACTCTGCATAGAACCTATCTCCTGTGTCTGAGACAATTCCTATGCTGATAAGAGTTGTGTCCTTACGCAGACCAGTAAACTCTGTGTCAAAAAAATAGGTTCTCATGTGGTTTCCTCCGTTTCGTTTGGGATCTCCGGCACAGCTTCAAAATTCACTCTCAGATACCGTTCAAACAGTGAAGTGCAAACCATTGTGTAGCTGTATACTTCTTTGTCAAGAACCTCATCCTTGATAGAATCCGTAATCTGAGTCATCATAATTGCTGTCGGAGTTGTTGATTTCTCGTTCTCAAATGCTTTCAGCATAATGTTGCCGTCATATCCCTTGGCAAATTCCCTCAGCGTCATTGGTTATTCCTCCGATTTCTGCGCCTTTTTAGCTTTCTTGGCAGCTTTCTTTGCCTCTTTTTCAGCCTGCGCCATCTCAGGAATGAACTCACGGAAGATATTGTTGTAATTTCCGTTGTTGCCGGCCCATTTCTTCACGATAGCCATAGCCAGACCGGCTTCCTCGGAATAGGTATCAGCCTTTTTGGGTTTGCGGATGGTTATTTCCTTGCCATCAACAACCTTTTTCTTGATTTCCACATTATCCATGCAGTTTACAACCGTCTTTGTGCCGTCAGACCAAAATACGATTGTTGCCGGATTCTGGAACAGGACTTTCTCAATACCGTATGCTCCAATAGGCTTGTCCTCAACCATTGCTTCTACACACAGTTTGTCCCAACGATACGGGCTGCCGCATACATGATTGATCTTCCCTGCGTAAGTCGTGCCGTCCTCGCACTCGATAGTTACTCTCTTAAATTTCTTGTCCGCTAAACTTCTATCCATATTGTCCTCCTTAATACCTAACTGGTTAAAAATGTCTCCAAACAATGTTTCTCCTGGAATAGCGCATGATGCTATTACCTGGTCTCTTAACAATCCGATTGTGGCATTTTGACATTTCTGTGAAAAATCCTCTGTGATACTCGCAGCCGGTATATCATCAAAATCCGGCCATGGTTCTCCGAGACAGCGTGCTCTTTCGATGCTCACTCTCCGCCACTGTTCTGCCGATGATGTTGCCGTTACCTGTCTTGCATTTTCCCACCATCGGTTTTCGGTAAATGCCGAGTGTTGCATCACTCTGTCAAATGTTTGTAATGGCGGTATCAGCCGTTCTTTCGGTAATCCAAAACGTTCAAAACCATGCATGGCAAACGCTATCGGATCGGGTAAATGTGCCGCTTCTGGCGGTCTCCACGGTTTCTTTTCTTTCTCTTCCATTGGTGTCCTCCTTGTAATTTATTATCAAGGGCGGTATGCCCTTAATCTCATGTTGAAATTGTTCTCGATTTTCGCTACCACGCAGTCCTCTTTCAGTATGCACTTGGCGCATTTTTCGAGATTTCTGTAAGGTTCTCTGCCAAAACATGGGCGAAACAGCTTATTTATGGCAGATTTCTTCATTTTCACTTCAAAAGGTACTTCAAATCCCTCTTTCAGATGAACAATATCCGGCATATCATACTCTTCATCCAATGTAGGCTCAGATATTTCCTTAATTTCCGCAAGCGGTATGGGGTCTCCAAGCCATTCATCCATGATAAAGAGCTGTGGTTTGGTCTCATTTGCCATACATATCCCTCCTACACCTCTATTAAAGTGAATACGCGTTTGTATACATCCTTGTCTGGCAGACAAGGCAGCCTATTCAGTGTTGTGCCTCCAAGATAAACGTTAAATGTACAATCCCCTATGGTTAATGTTCCTATGCTGCCCGGATCATTCAGATCCACTTGTACGCTATTGTGCTTATTCAGTATCGCCCGTATGGTCTTGCATACTTCCTCATTTTCTTTTTCTGATGCAAGGCAATCAAAACACGGATTTTTATTCTTTGATGATCTCATAATATTCTCCCTCACACTCTTTCGGAGCCATAGTTCCCCATCCGTCAGCCTTTCTCAGTTCATAATGGGTTCCTCTGTCGATTGCAAAAAGTTCTTCGCCCTTGTCAATAGTCATTTCCATATTCTTCTCAATGTCGTTTACGACAATATCCTGTAAGAAACGTGCTATCATGTCTTTTTCTCCTTTATCGCTTCGGCAAACGCCGGATTCTCATACAGCTTTTCAGTAGGCCATCCCATGTGATGATACAGTTTTTCCATAAATTCAAGGCACTCCGCCTTATCATACGCCAATAGGAAACACAGTAATTGTTCTCTGTTATACAGCACTGACGGACCGACTCCCATTTTGATGTAATCGTAATCCGGGTAACGTACCTGAAACTCATTCGATGTAGCTGCCAGTATCTCAAATTTCACTGCCGATCCGCGCGGTTCCCTTATGCAATGTCTGAATGGTAAGAAATTCATACTCTCTCCCTCATTTTGGAAAGTTTTTGTTCGGATCTCTCCTGCGCCTTTTTGAGACGTTTTTCCTCTCTATCCATTTTCTTGATGCACTTATCGAGCCGTTCTGCGTATGGATTGCCCTTAATGTCTTTCTGGGAACACTCCATGATGAAAGCCTCCCTTGCCTCAGACTGATAGACCGGTCCCATGCGCCATTTCTTTTCCTCTTTTGCCTCAGTCCAAATCAGCACCGCAATTTTCAATACGAACCACACTGTATTTAGCAGTACCAATGCGATTACTACCGCCACTATCGTTTTTACCATTTTGACTATCCCTCCTTTGAATTTTCTATACCATCCTTGTGCCCGTGTACGGATCGCATCTTTCGCACGCTCCCGCTCCATACCAAGGGCATCTGTCACATACCAGCAATGCCGTTGGCTTGCCGGATGCGTTTCCGCCCAAAAGCGATATGGTCCTATCTGCGTCCCTGACCCATGTTCCCTTTTTATTTTTCGGGAAATTTTGAGAATCACTGCTCCAACCGTCCATCCAGATATTCCTCCGTCTGTGTTTCTGCGCCCACAATCTTGCCAAGGTTATACCCACCTGTGAAGATGAGACTTATCGCAAGCACAATGAGGGTTAGTATCAATGCTCGCCGTACAACTGAATTTTCCCACGCATCTGCCACTATGTTTTTGAACCATTTCAGGATTATTTTTGCAGTGATTTTCTTTCGGAATGGATTTCCCCTTACCCTCCCGGATGTAAGAAACCTCTTCCACATATTCTCACAGTTCTCATTGCAGATCTCCGTGAGTGGACATTCACAACATTTCTCCATTGCGTATGCTACTGCGTTTGCTATTTGTTCAGCATCTTTCATGGTCTTTCTCCTTATGAGGCGTAAGCCTCCGCCGATTTTTATTTTCCGCCTGTTATCGTTTCTACGAGCAGACGTGACGGCATCCTCATTATGAGGTCATTGCACATCTGGTTCAGACGGTGGTTCTCATCTGCAAGCGTATTTACCATGAGATACAATCCCTCTTCTTTGGTAAGTTTTCCGAACTCTATCATCTGGTATATGTGGAATACCGTTGCATTGGTCTTAATATGTGTTTCTGAAATCCCCTCGGTGTACGCCTCTGTCATGCAGTCCGGTTGAACTTCCGCAGCGTGTCCTCTTTCCATTTGTCCCATGCGGTCTGTTTCTTCTCTCTGCATACTTCCGCCTCTCTCTGCTCATTCTGTGTTACTGTTTCTTTGTTCTGTTCCATATTTCTCTCTTTCTATGCCGGTAGGCATCCGCCGATTTTGGATTTTGGGGTTTTGTAAACCTTTCACTTTCCATCTGTTATCTGGATGCCGTATCTGTACTTACATTGTAAATTGGGTGGTTTACGGTAATAGGATTCTTTGCTATTTTACGATTGGGGTGGTTTAGTGCTTTTTAATTTTTCGGGAACTCAGAGGGGTGAGTTGCCCCGGGGACGATCCGCCACAAACCCCCGCCCCAGGGTATAAGCTGCCGGACCTCTGCGCCCTGGCATCCTACCAACCGCCGCCGGATCTGTCCGAGTTCGTAAAAGTAAAAGAAAACGAACCGCAAAACCGCATAAATTCTATATATTTATATCTCCGTCCGTGTCTGCCGGATCTTTTCCGCTCATTTCCACCGGTAAACGCTGTGCAATCTCTGCCGCTGTTGGTAGTTCTGCCGCCTGTTTTCCCACGTTTAGATCTATCTTTTGCGCCGCCTGCGTGTAACCGTGGTTGTTATTCATATCCGTAGCGAATACGATCGGCGGGATCTTGCCAGCAAAGGCAAGTTGTTTCTTAAATGCTGCTATACTTGTTTTCAGTCTTTTTATTGTGTCAGAATACGCACCCGGGCGGGCTGTTTCCCAATTATTAAGCGTTTCCCTAGAAATCCCGGCAAAACTACAAAAGCCCTCTACATCAGGCACCAAGCGCACACCCTCCGCCGCTCTATCCTTAATATATAAAATGTACTTTTCCGCTACCTCTGTAAACTCTTCTACCGTTTCCAACTTTCTAGGGCGTCCCCCTTTGTTCTGTACTTCTCCGCCCTCCGGCGTTTCCTCTGTCTGTAAGAATCCAGTTAAAAAGGCATCACACAAAGCCACCGTTGTTTCTGCGTCCGTGGGTTCGTAGTCGCGCCCCTCCTTAAAACGTTTATAACTCTGCTTTCTCACGCCTTGCGCGTCTCTCTGTGCCGTTTCTTTCTTTTCTGTTGCCATCTCTGCGCCCTCCTTTCCTCTGTGCCCTCTGTGGCGGTCCTACGTTCTCACATGGGCAAAATAAAAAGGACACCGGGAAAAGCTTTCTTGTGCTTCTCTCTGTGCCCTACGTTCTACTTTTTCGGCTATCCTTATTTATTTATATGTGGATCTGCTCCGCCCTCCGGCGGCTCTGTTATTTCTATCTCTATACCGCAACCAATGGCGGCGGCGTATTTCTCCATATCGTCAAGCGTGAATTTATCGGCGTTTAGTCTCTGGTTTACGTTCTGCCGGGACACGCCCAGACGATCCGCCACCTCTTGCACCGATACCCCGCGCCGTTTCATCATAACGCGCATTTTTTCGCCAAAACTCAACCGCACCGGCTCCGCCCTCCTTTCTATTCTATACCCCTATAATATATAGGAATCTGCGCCGCCTGTCAAGTATTCCGTTTACATGGTAAACACTGCGCCGGTTTTTTCTTGCACTTTGTAAAGTGTACAATTTACACAACAAACCGCCCCTATTTTGTTTAGTCGGCTATACATATTTCACAAACCGCAATAATTTGTAAATTTTCCGCTTGACTTTGTAAAGAAAACGCTTTACAATACAAGCATAAAGAACGAACCGCAACGGACAACAACGAACCGCCGGACGTTTAACAAAACAAACAAGCGCAGGCAAGGGCGCACGGTGTACCACAAAAGAACAACGCACCGCAGACCGGACCAAGGCAACGGCGGCGCGGCACTTATTAAGACGAGACCGAAACACACGCCCCACCGCCTCCGGCTTGTATCTCCTGTGAGGGCTGCCCCTGTGGTAATGAGTGCATATATCAGGCAAAAGGAAAATTGTAAACCTGTGCTAGGGTGTACCAATTCACACCGCACATATAAAAAAGATAATTGAGTTATTGGAAGTATGAAAGCACTTTGAAACTTTCAGAACCGCACGAGATCGGGAAAGCGGTATAAAACCGGCCCGGCATTGAGTGAAAGCAGTTAGCACTTTTACAATGATTAACGCCCCCGACGCTCCCAGGGGAAAGCGGGAACCGCTCCGGAACTATTGAGCCGGGGCGATGGCTGGAACGAGTTGTCTATATACACGCAGCATAAAAGGGAATAGGACAGGCGAACCCCTGCAAGCCGCCGTCTGCAAGTCTGACGCAAACGACTATTGAGAACCAAATAAAAAAGGGCGATCCGCTACACCTACCAAGCGACACGGACCGCCGCCACCCCTCCGGGGCTTGTCTCCTATTATAACAGGCTTTCCCGGATGGAACAACAAAAAGAGAGGGAAAGACCATGACAGCAGAAAAAATTATTGAATCTTTGAAATTCACAGCAACAGAGGCAGACGAACAAAAGAATCTTTTTACACCGTCCCACGTTCTCTATAAATGCCGCATTATCAACCCGGCAAATAATCGCCGCTACACTTTTGATTATCAATGCAACCCAAGCGCAACGCATGAGCCAACAAAAGAGGATTGTTTATATTGTCTCTTTTCTGATGCTTCTTGTGCTGATAGCTGCACAGATGAGGCGGACTTTTTAACAGAGTTTGGATATATTGACGGCGGAGCGGATCAGGTTCGCAAAGGCTTAAAGGCCTATAAGGCTTGCAAGCGTACCGCGGCAGCTATTGACCGTATTTTTACAGAGGACGAAAAAACCGCCCTTAATGAATATTACGAAAATTACTAATTGACAGAAACGAGGCGCGCGCCCTCCGGGGCGCTCCCTCTCAAAATATAGGAGGCTTATATATTATGATGACATTATCAGAGGCGAAAGCCATTTATAAAACGGGCGGCGGTCATTTCTTCGACCGTGAAACGTTCAAATATTGGGGATCTCGTATAGAATCCGCTTTGTATAAAAACCGCTGTTTTGTTACCAGTGAAAACAATTTTGACGGCAGCCGCAGAGCTTACACCGTGCGCCGGTTCTCTCCTGACTTTCTGCATATTGAAACCGTGGGAGAGTTTCAACAGTACGCACTTAAAGAAACCGCCAGAGAGGCAGCAAAGGAGGCCTAAACCATGAACAACGCATATATTAAAAATCTTTTATCTATCAACAAAAAAGCTTTTCAGTTTTTGCATGATGTCGAGGGCTTCGACTTTGAAAGTCCGTATTTTATCACACAGCAGCCCGGGAAATTTACCGCAAACACAGTTAAAAAGGCAGTAGCCGAGGCAATGAACCCGGCAGCGTGTAAAATCTCCGTTTTTATTGTTCCTACCGCTTCGCGATGTCTGCGAAATTTATATTTTGCAGTGCTTAAACTCAACAAATTTTCAGCTTGTCGCCGTGACGGTGTTAGTTATTGGAATTATAGAGCCGCCGCCCCTGGTCTTGATATAGAGTATTGTTTTAATATTGGAGACTTTGAGGAACTGCGCAAGAAGCAGACCGAAAGCATTTTTATAATCGCCCAGGATAAAGGCTATATAAAAGAACCAGAAGCAAAAATATTTAATGTTTCCCGGCGGTATACTCTGGACGATGCCAGAAAGAGCATGGACGGACGCGGAAACGATTATATAAAATCCTTAGTATTGACCGCCACGGATGGCAGCGGCGCACATTTCACATACGAACCATATAACACATTTTACGGAAACGAAAAACGATCCGCGGATATTGCGGACCATATCGACAAAAGCGGCTACTTGTTACGCCCTCACCGTTTCGCATTGATGGAGCGAGCGGAAACATTGAGACGGACCAGGAAACAGGCAGAGGCAAACAACGCCGACTATACAAATGAGATAGCCGAACTGCAGAAACGCATTGACGCAACTAGAATTTTATTATCTAACGCCGTTTTGAATTGTCAGGACGCAACCGCGGCGCGTGGCGTGTCTAACAAGATGAATTATTTTTCTTATGCTCTTTCTTACTTTGAGACATTCAAAGAAAAAATAAATAATAAGCGTTATGCAAGTATAGAGCGTATCAATTCAGATATTGAGGATATAAAAGGCAAGTTGGATCATTGTGCAGAGTAAGACGGACGGCGGCGGATCATCCGCTCCGGCTCCGCCGGATATACTGAGAGACAGGAGGCTTTAGGATGGCTTATAAATATCTGAACCGCTCCGCAGTATTGGAACATCTGCAAGAGGGGCAAACAGTAAATATTGATGAATATATAGAAAAGCTGCGTTTTTTTAAGAAGTACACCGACAGCCAAGGAACCTATATAACGGATCGTCGCTATATTGAGTATGCAGAAATCGGCTTGCACTATTTCAAATATGATACATTGATAAAATTCTTTGAGGATTTCAAACAGAGAAACCACACAAAACGTATATTGATAACATTCAACAAAAACCACCGCTTACAATGTGAACCGGTGCGGGATTAAGGAGGCCTTTATATTATGGGATGGGATTACACACACGCTACACACTACACCAGAACCGGAGCTATTGACCGGAAAACAGAGATTGACGAGCTTTACACCTGGCAGAACGACACCAGGAAAGCCGAAGTTGTACGGTCCGCAATGGTAGGAAGTACATACTATGCAGCTATTAAAATAACAGAATTGAGTACCGGAGAGACAGAGACAGCCGCCGCCGTTGCATTGACGCACACCAACAGCCGGGATTATTTCAACTTTGGAGTTAAGACGATGGGGGAAAGCTCCGGACCATGCGAAGATCATTGCCCGGCTTCTATTCTCTCTCTTCTCTCCCCTACTGATTCAGAATATGCCAATAACTGGCGTGAGAGATGCAGAAAGAACATTGAAGCAAAGAAAGATCCGCACGCATTGAAAAATTTACCTGTCGGCGCAGTGATCCGCTTTACTCTCCACACTGGGGAAAGTATCGAACTATTGAAACACGCCGCGGCGTATCAGTTCAAACGCCCTTTCTGGTTCTGCCAATCATCCGGCCGTTATATGCCAGCAACCAGGATCCCGGCAAATTATGAAGTAGTCACAGCATAACATATTGAGTTTAGGAGGATAAGAAACCATGAATAATACAGCATTGAGAATTGAGAACGGTATGAGCAGTTTTGAGTTACTGCAGGCCAAGGTGTCAAGCCTTGAAGCAACAGAAAAGCGCATGAGCATTGAAGAGGATCGCCGCATGGCTGCCATTGATGCAATGGATCGCACCTATAACAACCCATCCACACCGCGCCGCACACGCTTTGAGCTTTCTATTGAGCTTCCTATTCAGCGTGAGGCGTTGAAAAATTACCACAATGAGCGCAGCCGGGTATCTGCCGAGCTTCGAGGATTGAGAACGGCTATTGACCTGATTCTAACCGTTTCCAACTACGGCGGAGAGGTTACACCCGGAAACCGCCGATTGATTGAGAGTATTTTAATCTAATCCGTTACATTGTAACGATATGTAACACGTTGTAATATGGAGGTAACACAAAATGTTAGAAATGTCATTCTATAAAGGTACCTTGGACAGAGCCAAGGCAAGGGAAGTTGTTGAGGCATCCGAAAAGCCTTTGATGTTCCGATATGGCTTCGCTTTTAGGGGCGCAGAGAAAAGACCTATAACCAAAGAAAAAGCATTGAGTATTATTGATGATTCCGGCAACTATCTGGATATAACAGAAACCGACAATGAGATCCTTTTGAATACTTTTTCAAATAATGATATGTTGTAGGAGGTATGAACATGGTAGTTATTTCATTGACAGATAGAGAACAGACATTATTAAGTGATAGTGTATTGACGATGATAGAGAACGCCGGACAAGCGAAACGCCTTGTGTGTGATACGAAATCGCAGGATGCTATTGACACCTACGCGAAAGAGTTGCAGAGATTGAACAGTAAATTGTGTACTACCGGCATCAGATAAAGAAAGGATTGAGAACCATGAGAAAGAAAAGCGTATTTATTAACTGTATGGAAGCATTAACCGCAAATAGAAAACACAGTGAGGCCCGCGCACTTCTCAATGCAGGACTGAAAGAGTCCGCAGAGAGGCAGACCGCCGCCACCGCTCCGGCTTATGAACTTACAAGGCCTTATATCTTCCCTACCGTTGAGGGTAATATGACTTATCACACCTCATGGGGATCTCATGGAGTAAAGAATGAAGCTGAAACCATATTGAGCGTATTGAACTCTTTCCGCCTCCGCTCCACCCTTGCAAAGATCAACCAAGGGCCACGCCTTACACAGTATGTTATTGAACCGGCTCCCGGAACTCAGGTACAAGCCATTTTGAGACATGAAAAGGAATTTCAGGCAGCCTTACATTGCAACGCCTCTTTGAGATTTGATAATGGTTATGTGTATATTGAGGTTCCGACCGGTACAGAAACCGTGTTCCTGGGCGATATGCTCATTGACAATGAATATCAGTCCTCCGATGGTTTCACAATGGCTATCGGCATGGCGGTTGATGGCTCCAAACATTACATTGATATTGCCAAGGCTTGCCACATTCTTATTTCTGGTATGACCGGATCTGGTAAATCAATCGTGCTACATAACCTCATCTTGTCCCTGCTGATGAAAAAGAATCCGGCACAGATGCACTTATATATCATTGACCCAAAAGCAACAGAGTTTGAGTATTACAAGAACCTTGCAGCGTGTACGGTTGTATCTGAGGTAAATGGTGCGGTTGAGCTTTTGAAGAACCTTTGTATTGAGATGGATCGCCGCTACTCCGTTCTTGCATCTACCGGCTGCCGTGACATTGACAGCTACAATACAAAGTTCGCAGATGCTCCTATGAGGCGTGACATAGTTTTCATTGATGAGTTATCCGACCTTATGAGCATGGGTGGAAAATCCGTTGAGGGACATATTGTAAGAATCGCACAGAAAGCCCGTGCCTGCGGCATCCACCTTGTAATCGCTACGCAGTACCCGGTTGCAAAGGTTGTTACCGGATTGATTAAGGCGAATATGCCGACAAAGATCTGTCTCCGTGTTGGTACAGTCACAAACTCTATGGTCGCATTGGATATGGCCGGCGGCGAAAAGCTCATGGGTTATGGCGATATGCTCTTTCTTCCTAACGGTTCTCTTTCCCCTGTAAGGTTGCAAGGTGGGTTTGTATCTGAGACGGCAATCAACAATGTCGTTGCCGGTTTGATGAAAAATCAGTAAGTAGGAGGATTGTCAGAATGGCAGGAAAGACAACAACAGCTTGTACGCATGAACAGTACGAAACCATAATAAAAACTTTATACGAGGGCATTGGAGATTGCGTACAGCCTAATCCCCGGATTGCTACGATTCTTGTTATTGAGGCGAATGTAGGGCTCCGCATTGGCGATACGCTCTCCCTCCGGCGTTCCTCTTTCATCAAGACACCATCCGGCCACGCTTTTAATATTATCGAGCATAAGACCGGAAAGATTCGCCGCTTCAAGGTACAGGAACAGGTCTACAACTTTCTCCTTGAGTATGCGGATTCTGAGGGTATTGAGGGCGATGATCTGATATTCCCTATCGGTGTCCGGGCAGTGCAAAAGCATCTGAAAAAGGTTTGCGACTGGCTCGGTCCTGGGTATGAGGATATATCCACCCATTCGTTCCGTAAATACTTCGGAACAGAGATTTACTACAAGAACGGAAAGGACATTGAACTGGTCCGCCGCCTGTATCAGCACAGTTCCGCCGCCGTTACGGCTCGTTACTTGGGTGTTACGGACGAAAAGATTGAACAGGCATTAGATTCCCACGTTGATATTATTTACCGCCCCAAATGAGGCGCATATATAGTAATGGTTCCTTATAAGATTTGTCTATTTGAGTGTCGTGTAACAGGTTTCTGGCAGTTTTTAATGTGAAAACTGCTGCCGGTATGAGGGTTGATAACGGCATACACCATCCCTTTGTTGGTTGACAGGTTTTCCGGCTTTAATGCGAAACCGGATAAGGATAGTGGGATCTCCTGACATTCGCGTATCTCCGGCGGAGCGCACGATGCCGCTTGATAAGAACGTGTCCAAATAGACAAATGCTATAAGGAACCATTGAAGAAATGGAGGTCTTAGGCATGATTGATATTACAAACTGCAATAAAATCATAGTCGATACCATCGGGAAAACAGAGAAGATCATTGAATGGTATCAGCAAAATAAAGATTGGGTGGATGCCGAAGAGTTCCGCATCCCCATCCCCTCCGCATTGGTTGAGCTACCGGAGGAAGATATTAAATTCTATTATGAGCAGGAGGGTGTATTCGTCAGGCTGCATCTGTATATGGGTGGCGTGTATGTCTGCAATTATCGGTATGATCCAAAAACTCAGGAAATCGAAAACATTGTCTTTCCTGCCGGATTAAGCAAAGAGAAACGAAAGGTTGCCCGGATGGTTCTTGCCGCTGACAGAACGCCATACAAGGAGGCATTGAAGTTCCACTCTCTCATGTGTTTTGCAACTCATTACCGCAACTGCATTGAGACTACGGAGCAGAAAGAGAAACGCATTTCTCATAAGCATCGAAAAAGCCTGCGCCGTTCCGGCGGTGCTACACCACTGATAACCACATACCGCATTGATAGCAGACCTATTCCTGCAGATGGTGCAAAACGGCACTACACAAAGCCTACTGAACAGGTAAGTGTAAGAGGGTTCTATCGGATCACCAAGACTGGCAAGCGTGTATGGGTTCGCCCTTTCACAAAATACAACGGAAATTCTGAAAATAACAAAACATACAAAGTATAGGAGGATCACTATGAGTAATTTGAAAGTTTATGCAAAAACCATCGAAGATGAGGCTTTGGAACAGATTAACACTCTTCTGTCTCAGGATGCCTTTAAGGACTGTAAGGTTCGTATCATGCCGGATGTTCACGCCGGAAAGGGATGTGTCATTGGCTTTACTGCGGATCTCGGAAACAAAGTAATTCCGAACATTGTCGGCGTGGATATTGGATGTGGTATGCTCTGCGTAAGCATCGGACACGGAGAAATCGACTTTGAGAGATTGGATAATGTCATTCGCACCTATGTTCCAAGTGGAAGAAATGTGCATGATGGCCGGCAGATCCGTTTTGATGAATTGCAGAATCTTCACTGCTACCGTGAATTGAGAGATACTAAGCGTATTGAGCGTTCTATCGGCACTCTCGGCGGTGGTAATCATTTCATCGAGGTTGATGTTGCGGAGGACGGTTATAAGTATCTGGTTATCCATACCGGCAGCCGCAATCTTGGGAAACAGGTGGCAGACTACTATCAGAACCTTGCCTATGAGTTGATGTGCGGTAAGGATGATTTGTATGATCGTCAGGAAAAGCTCATTGCCGACTACAAAGCCGCTGGAAGAAAATCTGAGATTGAATCCGCAATCAAGGAACTGCGCCGAAACTTCCGTGCTGTCACTCCGAAATTGCCGAAAGACCTCTGTTATTTAGATGGTAAGTACCGTGAACAGTATCTCCATGATATGAGGATATGTCAGAAGTTTGCCTACATGAACCGTGTTATGATTGCTCAGATTATATGCAATCACATGGGATGGGGTGTTGATGCAGATATGCCGGACTTCTTTGAGTGCATCCACAATTATATCGACCACGACTCCAACATCGTCCGTAAAGGTGCCATCTCTGCCAAGTACGGAGAAAAGGTTCTTATCCCCATCAATATGCGTGACGGATGTATTCTCGGAACCGGTAAGGGAAATGAGGATTGGAACTGTTCTGCGCCGCACGGAGCCGGACGGATTATGTCCCGGATGAAAGCAAAGGAAACTCTCAGCATGAGAGACTATTCACACTCTATGGACGGTATCTACACTACTTCTGTGTCAGAGGAAACCATAGATGAGGCACCGATGGCATACAAGCCTATTGATGAGATTGTGGAATGTATTGGAGAAACCGTTGATATTCTTGCGATTCTGAAACCTATATATAATTTCAAGGCAAGCGAATAATGTGGCATTGATAGACACATTGATGTATAATGGACTAAACATTTATATAGGGAGGATATGTCTATGAAGATGAGATATTTTGCCATACTGTTACTGTCGGCCGTTCTTTTGACTGGTTGTGGTGGCGGTACATCTACCAAAAATGGCACTACTGCGGTCACGACTACGACAGAAAGTAAAGACAAAACAGACCTTGCAGATTTGATGAGTACGCAGGATTATTCCTGTACTGTGGATGATTCTTTTATGTATTACGTTATGTATGTAACAAACAATTCAGATAAGGTTGTGAGTATTGATCTGAATGTGACCGCATTGGATTCTTCCGGCAGTATGGTTGGTTCTTCCAGTGATGGAACAAAAGCGGTTGCTCCAGGGCAAACAGCCGGTATATGGACCACATTTGATGAATGGGATAAGATTGATAGTTTTGATTACGCACTGTCCGTATCTGAGGAAAAAGAATACTCTCCTGTCTATTCTGACTTATCCGTTGACTACAATACTACCGACAGCGGCATTGTTGCATCCGTGACAAACAACGGAACTTCCGCCGCAGATTATGTGTGGATGGATGTGGTGTACCTTAAAGATGGGAAGATGGTTAATTTTAGCGAATTATCTTTTATGGATGATAACCAAGAATTGCAGCCAGGTACAACTCTTTCTCAGGAGGGCACTTGCTACTCTGATTCCGGTTTTGATGATGTAGTGATTGCCATAAATGGCAGGAAATAATTTAAGGCAGAGGTTTTATTCCTCTGCCTTTTCTATGAGTTCCCATGCCTTTTCATCGCCAAATTCTTTCCTTACGGCTTTCCATAATCTGAGGTACTTCTTGGATTCTCTGTCCCTTTCAGTCCTTGCCTTGTCAATCTGGCTTCTGAGGCGGCTTATGTACTGCTCGTCCTCTGTCTGAATCAGCTTATCTGAGTCACGGTACAGTGACCGGATCATACTTTCTTTGAGCATTTCCACCCACGGCGTAGATACCTCTGTACTGCGCCCATTGATTGAACGGCGTGTTTTATATTCCCTATCGGATAAATCCTGTTTCTTGGCTTTCTTGGCGCAGTAATCGCCAATATACACACCAACCCAGTCTGGGATCTCTCCTTTGACCTGATCGTAAAGTTCTCTGGTAAGCACATAATAGTTGTAGTGACCTACGAACGATTTCACTGCCGCACTATGGAAATCTGCCTTTGATACCTTGACCTCATAGCATCGGAAAATGCCCTTTGTGTCGTATGTCATGTAGTCCACACGCTCCTTGCCGCCATATCCTATTGTTACCTCATAGCAGCCAAATGTTCCCATTTTGTATGTGGCTCTTCTGATCGCCTTTTCCAATGCTACGGTTCCTGCGGTTTTCATTTCAGATCCTCGATTGAGAACACCAGACCTACGCAGTAGACCTCTCCATCTTCCCAAATATCAAATCTCTCACAAGGAATTTCTGTCTCATACGTCCAATCTGCCGGAAGTCCGTCTCGGTTCATGCCGTCACACCATCTGGCATCTATCCAGTTTGCGCGTTTTTCTCCCTCCTGTTCCACTCCGTCTTTATCGAAATAAACTCTTCCGCCGTCAAAGCATCCGCCCTCATCGCGGATTGCTCCGTCAAACTCCATCAAATCATCCGATGCACCTGTCACAATGACAAGACCGCTCTGCTGTGCCTCTTCCAGTACATCATCGAAACTATCTCCGTATGATCTTCCATTGAGCTTTTCTGCCAGTTCTCTTGCCTCCATATTGTCCTCCTTTAATCTGTGTATACAACGATTTCCTGTCCCTCCATTCTGTACCCAAAGCAGAGGTTTCCGCCATCCGCTATTATGGCACATTCATGGTCTGACAGATTGTTTGCGTTTCCGATAATTTGATAGCGTTTGCAGGCATATCCGCTGTCTCCGCTCATTATCACGGTTTTCTCTGCTAGGATCTTCTCTTTCTGTTCATCTGCCATAGACTCCCACTCATATCCAAATACCACTATCGCCTTATCCTTTATCTTCTCGTATTCCTCATACCACGTTTTTATCATCAGCTACTCCTTATAACAAATCCCGTTGTTGCCGTTAAATCTCATATACGGGTTGATTAAGGGGCTTCTGAAAATGTCAATCTCTCTGCCATCGTGCATGAACTTGAATGAAATACTATTAAACGATCCTTTCATTCCTACTAAGCTCACACTCGTATTGCTCTGCCCCATCATAATGTCCTCTACATCATATTCAGTTCCGATTTCCAATCCGTCCTCTTCTCTGATTGCTACTGCCTTGATTGGTATGTGATTCTGTATACGCATAGGTTCCTCCTTTCTCTCATGCTTACATTTTGGAAAATGGGTTCCAACATCAAGGAACATATCGAGAATGATCTTTCCTGTTTCTCCTCAGAAATTTATATGTCCTGCGTCTGTCTGCTTTACAATCAGCTTTTTGCAGTTAAGACAACAATCCTTTTCGTTACGTTCCTCAAATATTTGTAGTGGTGTCTTTTTCATCCTTAATCCCTTTCTCTTTGAAATGCTCCATGATTTTGCAGATTGTGGCATCCCCGACACCTTTGATTTTTGAGATTTCTTTCAGAAAATCATTGACCGTCATTCCGGTAGCCGATTTCTTTCCCTGATTAAACCCCTCACTCCTGGCTTTTTCCACTCTGTCATTGACATACTGCACCAACTGTTCATCAGTCATTTTTCGGATTTTAACCGCTTTTTCATGTACCTTATCTTCATTTACTGTTCTGCGGCAGCTTCTCTTCTTTGCCATTGCAATCCTCCTATCTCATGTATGTTTCAACGATGCACGCATCGTCCTCTGGTGTCCTTGGAAATTTGAACATGAATCCGGCTGACATTACATCATCTTCGCATCTTTTAAGATTTTCATATTCGCAGTAAACATTTGTTGGCCGGCTTTTCTCTCCGTCCCATACTCTTGCCACCACTTTCCCCGGAAAATCTTTCGGGCTGTCGTATATCACTACTAGCGGCACTTTTATATCTGAATAGTCCACCAGATTAAGTGTCGGTACTCTCTTATACAACGGCGTGTTCTGCTTTGCTAATTTCTTCTGTTTGTTCACTCCCATACCTCCTGTAATTCCACATGGAATGATTTCAATAGTTCATCGTCCATATTTGACATAAATGTTCTGTACGATATATCGGGTTTATTTTCCATAAACCACTCTACCGCCTTTTGATTTCTGGCTGTTCTGGTAGATAGATTTCTCCAATTATCCTGATACCGAACCCTTTTCAATTCTCCGTACCATACAAGAAATCGTTCTCTCGTGCCGTTCCGGTCAATCCTCATAGGCACATACGGATCAATAATCTCATAGTCTATCCGGCGGACTGCTGCCGGAACTGCCATAACCCACATTTCTCCCGTGGCAACAGCATCCGGCACTTTATCCGCTATCTGCTCCGGCATGAGGATAGCATCACTCTCTATGTAATATGCATGGATAACAACCGGCACACCGACTCTTGCCATGTTGTACGCCACTGTTCCGCCTTGCGGCATCGCTTGGATTGCACTCAATATGTTAGGTGCTACGCATATCCTTGGAGTGGTGTTATCCTCATCCGGGCAAATCTGTTTCGGAACTCTCGGAACAAATCTCTCTACTTCATCAAATGAAACGTGAACCAATTTACTGTTGTTTCTTTTTCCTCTTTGCTTCATCCTTTTTCCGTTGGCGTTCCTCCCAATAGGGATGTTCCAACCTTTCTAGTCCAGTGCATCCTATCTGCAGGCACTTATGGACTTTCATTTGCTTCGTTGATAGATACCCTTTGTGTGTTTTGCAGTACGCTACCGGCGATTTAACCATATTCTTATCAATGCTCTGGAATAAATCAGGCATGGATAAGGGCTTTCGGAAACTCTTGAATGAGTTCTTCGCCCCAAATGTCCGTGAGGCTTGGTTTCATAAATACCGGTATGTTGTACTTTCTGCACTGCTCCACAATATTTTCAATCCATTCTCGTCTTGGTATGACTTTATCTTTTCTGCTGCCAGTCTCAGCTCCTACGATTATCCACTCCGGGATGTATGATTTCTCACTCAGTTCTCCGAAGTCTGCCAGTATAGGCTCTACTGACAAAAACGTATGGAACTCATAGCGTCCGTCCTGCCCCATATACTCCGTATCTGGATCTGTGACTGTCGTTCCGTACCACATATTATCTCTGAGTGGTAATTCTCCGTAATGATGCAGCTCCATATATCTTCCAGGATTCTTCGTGAGGAAGAGGTAATTATGCTGTGGAGCTTTCTCACAAGCATTAAACACTTCCCTGATCCATCTATCAGGAACCCACTCTCCAAACACATCCGACATTGAACCGACAAAGATATTTCTCTGCCTCTTTTTGTCTCTGTATTCTCCCATGCGGTATCTGTGGATTGTCGGCACAAATCCATGCGGATAGGCACATCTGAATTGTTTTCCGGTCTCATCATCAACATAATACGGTTGCTCATTGATCTCATAAGTTTCAGAACCATCGTCTCCGAGTTTGTATGTCTCAGGTTCTACCAGATGGCATCCTTTCCGTGATACAAAGCGGTTTGCAATACCTCTAGCATAACAATAAGGGCATTTATGACGGCAGCCGGTAATCGGATTCCATGTGCTGTCAGCCCACTCTATTTTCGTTTTATCCAAGTCTCTTCCTCCTACCTGTGTATTTCCCTACATGATTGATATAACCGCAATAACAACACTTTACCTCGTCTCTAAGGCGGCTCTTATAAATCTGATTTCCACAGCATCCACAGTCAAATTCTTGCGGATTGATTTTCTTTTTCTTCATAAACGCATCACTCCTTTGGAAATAATTTGTCATAAAACCATTCAATATCACGGCGAACCTTAAAATATCTAAATTTATCCTCTTCGCTCGTGCTTCTTACACTGATATACCCGTGAAAAGCATTTACCTCTTCTACTACCACCGGAAGCTCTGCATATTCCGTCTTTAACATCCACTCACTTCCGAGAGGGTATTTATCGAATTTTGAATAGTCGATCTTTTCGTCCGCATGAAACGGAAGATCGTATTTTCTTTTATCCACAGCCAAATCGTCAATATAGCAAGTGGCATACACTTTTCTTGGATTGTTACCATATTTTTCAACGTTTTCCGGCAGATTATCATTGACTGCATCGAACTCTAAGCCAAATTTACTGCACCAGTCCAACGCTTCTTTCAGATGTTCTTCCACTCTGCAAGTCCAAAGGATCACTTTTGCTCCCTCTGTTCTGCGTTGAATAAGATGCTGTATCAGTTTTTTGTTCGGCGCGCCAATTCCGGGCCACTTACTTTCGCAGAGTGTTCCGTCAAAATCAACCGCGTAAATCGGTACAAAACTACTCATCTCAATTCCTTTCCATCCCTAAATCGAATAGGGATAATTGTGCTTTTTCTCTTTCCAGTCTCGCATTTGAAACCTCATACATCTCGGTGTCTATCTCAAACCCTACAAACCTCACGCCGGTTCTGTGATATGCGATGAGGCTTGACGCAGATCCTACATGTGTGTCAAGCACCACCCCCCCCGATAGCTTAAAAGCACCTACTAGATATTCGTACAATGCTATCGGTTTCTGGGTTGGATGGATGCGTTTCTCTGAATTTGTTCCGCCAGTGTTTGAGTATCTGAACAGTTTTGCCGGGAGATTGTAAGAAGTCCACGCAATCTCCGCTTGTGAAAAGGCATCCCACGGCTGCACCTTATCCCATACAACAAAACACTTTGTTGGTGGCAGATTGAAATAATTTCCGCCCCATATAATCTGATTTTTCGATACACGGAACAATTCTTTGAAGTATTCCTCCGTTGGCGGTTTGCTATCCCATTCCTTTACCTGTCCACTCCGTTTCAATCTGCTTGCGGTGCTTTCGGCTGGATAACCGTTCTTCGTCCGGCTCTTATTGGTTCCCATCGCCATGTTCGGCGCATTGATTCCGTATGGTGGGTCTACGATTGCCACATCAAAGTATTTATCAGGGAAAAGTTTCATGCCGGCCATACAGTCCATGTTGTAGTAACCAAAATCTAATTTATCCACTTAATAATGCTCACTCCCTTATAACCTTTTTGAAACTCATACCACGCATACGCAACTGCACTTCCGCCTCCGGCTTTCATTTCCTCAAACATTCCATTTTTGGCGCACAGAATACGGCTGCGTGACACATATACATATCTCGGAGGGTATTTCTTAAACAGCTCGCCTCTTGCCTTTCCCTCCAAGAACTGTAATTTAAGGAACATGAACACCTTTCTCCCGTCCGGTATGATCGTCATTGCGTGTTCAATGAACTCTTTTGCGTACTTGTACGGAGGATTGGTAAGAATATCGCCATCCCACATTTCTGTTGTCTGCAAGAAGTCTATTCCACCCTCTCCATACCCTCTGTCGATAAGATCCGTACTGCGGACCTCATAACCGAGTTCTATGAGACGTTCTGATAAGTGTCCTTGTCCTGCAGAGCACTCCCAAATCTTATGATTCAGCTCTACCCCCCCCCTGTAACAATGCGTCTACTGCGATAGGGTCTGTCGCATAGTAGTCGTTAATCTCTCTTTCTTTCTCTGTGTGGTTGGATGCGCCAAGGGTTGTAAAAATACTCTTGCCGTTTCCGATCCAATCTTTTCCCATCTCTGATCTCCTTATAAATATCCAAATCTATAACCATATATGGATTCCAATTCTCCACGGCATACCTTACCAACCGAGTTCGGCGGTAGATTGTACAGACGTTCCGCCTCCCGGCATGAGAAAAAGATTTCTTCCTCATCGCCTATGCAGATAACCATTCTGTGTTTCCCTGGCTTGTCCTTGCGGTTTCCGCACTGTACACCCTTGTCCGCCCATCTGAGGTTGTATATGCTGTTGTCGAACCTTTCCATGTTATTTATATGGTCTACGGTGTCGTGCCGCCGTCTGTCTCCCATGAAGAAAGTCTGCATAACAATCTGGTGTCTCTTAAACCGTACTTGGTTTCCATCCGTGTCTGTGAACATACTGGAAATATCGTATTTATCTCCGTATGCCATATTGCAGAGGATTCCGTTTCTTATAAGCCTCCCAAATGTTGATATGTAGCAGTTGATGTTGAAATCATGCACACTCTTAACTTCCAAATCCTCATCGAATTTTACAAGCCGAGTGACCTTTCTCCACTTTTCTTCTTTGTCCGGGTACTTCCGGCGGATGTAATCAAAAGTTTCTGATTCTCTCATAACTTCTCGAATGTGTATACTGAATGTCTCGTTGTCACTGTGATTTTTCCTTTTATCTCAATATAGGAAATTGCCATACTCGTTGTGAGTTCTCCGACATATGGTGTGCCATCGGCATTTGAGATCCACTGAATTACCATCTGTTCTCCGATTCTCACGTTTGGCTTGGTACATATTCTTCCTACTCTGTCAGGGTATCTCCCGTCTGTCCGGGGATTGCCCTCCCTGTCCGTTATTGAGACTACTTTGTAATTTTCCATAGCGTTCTCCTTAAAACAGATGGAACAAAAGCAGATCTTCGTTGTCCGCCGGATCGCACTTCTCTTTCCATTCCAGTTTTCTCACGACATCCCACGTTGTCAGGCAGATATTGGATAAATCATATTTTTCATATACTCTACGGTCGATGAACAACCGCATATCCAAATCCTCTCCATAGAGGTTGTAGCTCATATATTTCAGATTGCGAATATCATCATCCGTTGCCTCGGCATGGAGCGTTACTGTGATTCCGTCTAATCGGTCAAGGATCTTTCCGTAATCATCCATTGATAAACAAGCCGTGTACAGATACACTCTCTGCCGTTTGTTCTGCTTTTTCAGTGCCTTGATAAATCTCAACAGGCTATCCGGGTTGAGCATCGGTTCTCCGCCGGTTATCACAACTTCCTCATAGTCCGAGAGAACTGAAATATCTCCGATGCTCGCTACCTTTCCGATTGTCTCATTGCAGCATCCGGGGCATTTTCTGTTACAGGCTAATGTCACTATTACTCTTGCTGTCTTTTTCATGTTTCCTCCTATCTCCGGGCCATTGCTTCCTCGTATAACCGCTTATACACGTCCCTCTCGGCTGTGATTTTTGCGATTTCCAACTGTGTCTCAATGTCCGGCATCTCCACCTTTGCCACAACAGGTTCAGGTTCTTTCTTCTCCGGCTCCACTACTTCATTTGCAGCTTCCGCCCACTTCTTTACCAGATCATTCGATTTGATGTTAATTCCAATACCGATGCTTACCGCCAACGCTGCATCAATCTTTTTCATTTCTGCCATAGAACACTGTCCTATGTAATCTCCAACCTTATCCTTGTTTACCGTATCAATCTGCTCACAAAGCACGGTGGACGGATATTTTGAACTGTTGATCTTAACGTGTGTCGGCAACGGTTTCTTTTCCTGAGTGGTAAGGTAAACCACTTCCAATATGGGAGCCGCATTGTTTCCAATGTCATTGCTTATGATTACCGCAGGTCTACCCCCCCCCTGTACATTTCCGCTATATTCGCTCTCATTGCGGATATAGAAGATTTCCCCTCTATAAAATTCTTTGCTCATAGTGTCCTCCTATCCCATTCGCGGATTGTAGTCCTCGAACCGTTTTATGGTTTTGAAAATTTTTCTGTTATTCACATACCTTTGAAGTAATCTCACGGTATCTCCACCCTTTGTGTGCTGCTTGTCGTACACCATTACATACGGGTCATAATCCATATCTCTCAGGGTGTATATCCGTTCCAAATCCTGCTCGATTGTTGTGTCGAAATTCGTCAGAACGAACACGCTTGTTTTTCTGGCTTTCCATCCAGTTATGTCCTTGAACATTTTGAACTTTGGTACAATAAGTTCTTTATCCTCATACCGATCCCAAGCGAAATGAACACTGTCAACTCTTAACCGTCTTATCATTTCTGCCTTTTCATCTGTCATAATGCGAATATCTATCCCCTGATTGATGTTTACCTTTGCTTTGCTATCAATGAGCTGCTGCAATAAATCTTTCCAGTCCTTGCAAGCTATGAGGTTCGGATCGCATAGAACAATGTTTTTCTGTCCCCTCCAAAACTCAGATAAATCCGCAACTTTGTGGGAACATCTTCCCTCTTTTGCTTCAACATGGCAGAAATTACAACCTCTCGGACAGCCTCTTGTGAGAAATCCGTATGCCGTATCTTTGCATAATTCAGGGTAAAGATCGTAGTCCGGGTAAATGTGTTCCACCTCTTCCGGTAGCGTGTGATCCCTTTCTTTGTGGTAAATCTCTCTTCCGTCTACTGTTTCTATGCAATATCCAGAACCGCCGCGTATAACCTCATCTGCATCTACAAAATGTTCATAATCCGGTGTGAAACTGAATACCTTTGACATATACACACGATCCATGTGTCCTGAGAATAAAGGGCTATACCACTCGACCGAATCTCCTATGCTCTTATGCCATGCTGACAGCTTCATAAGCGGTATGTTTGGGAAATTGTGTCCATCTACGTCAATCAGTCCTATCCTCATAGACATCATCCTCCTGCGGCATCTCGAACACTCCAAGTGGTTGATCCGCCACATATTCACATACTAAGTCTCTGGGGTTTTCATCCTGTCCTCTCGCAAACAGCAAATTCATGGTGTAGCAGTCCATAAGCATTGAAATCGCCATTCTGCATTTTTCTTTCGTAGAATATCTGCCAATCACTACTCTGCTTTCTCCTACGAGGGCAGCAACTTTGTACCGCCCATCATATTTGCTGTCCGTGCTGTATTCTGTTACCTTGTCGTTGTTCAGAACTACCGCTCCATCCTGAGACTTAACAAACATCACGTTTTGCCTCTCTTTCCTTAATTCGCCCCATCTGTCGATTGATTTTGAAATCAATTCGATCCTCTACCTCTGCTACGCAGTTAAAAATAATTCCCAACTGTGTGAGCATGATCTGTACATCTGCAATTTCATCTATCACTGCTTCTCTCATTTCCGCTGTTTTCTCATCACTGCGACGGAATTTCAGAATGGCTTTGATGAGTTCGGAACACTCTTCAATCGCCATATCCTCCTGTGCATCGTTTCCATACGTTTCTACGATTGTATTAAGGTTTCTCATCTGTTCCTGTGTCAATGTCTCGCCCTCCTACTTCAAAAGTGCTGCAATCACGATGATTACAATAAGAATTGCCGTAAGTCCAAGTCCAATCCAGATAGGGAGAAGAACTAACCACCAAGACCATGTGATTACTTTGCACAATTTCAGAGTGATTAAGATAAGCTGTAACACTCCGAAAAATCCGATACCGCCTGATGTTTTTCCACTGTTTCCATTACTGCTGTTGCTCATAAAACTGTCCTCCTATTTACATATAAGTTGCTTCTTTGAATACGAACGTGTCCTCAGAGTCTACTTTTTCCGATAACTCTCTCAGGCGCAGATCGTTGGAGCTGTAAATCTTTTTCTTTTTCATATCAGCCACAAAAAACTCCTGCCCTGCCTGAATGTACTCTCCGACTTTGCTCTTCCGGCAAATCTCGTAGGAAGCATACTCAGTCTCTTTATCCTCTGTCTGTTTTTCCTTTGCAGTTTTTCCTAACATACCGACTTTTTCTCCTTTCTCTCGTTTTTTGTTTGTTTGACTAAACATTTTCTTCAAAAAAATTTTCAGTCTTAACCTTGCAGTCTTTATATACATCCTCTTTTCCAAGGAATAACTGCCCTAAGATTGCAACCAAAACATTTACCACAATACTGTTTCCGGCCTGCTTGTAAAGTTGTGTATTACTATTTACTTTCTCCGCCTTATGGAAATCTGCATCTGAGAAATCCATCAGCCGCCAGCACTCTTTTGGAGTGAGCTTTCTTATGCGGTACTCTGTGCAAACCTTTGAGTTCGCATCTCCATGCGTTCCGGCGGTCAGCGTTGGAGAATTACCGTTATCAGAATAAACAGATCCGCATTGACTTCCATCGCTGGAAATCTGCCCTACCTTTGCCATTTCTGTACTCCTTTCCGCAAGATTGTCACTATGCTGCATACCATCCTGCCCCCCCGAACAACTTTTTCAATACGGCAAATTCCCATGCTTTGAGATGTAAGTGTGGGGCATACATGACCGCCGCCTTGCACTCTTCCTCGCCGTAATTTACTTGTCGGGTATGAGAAATCCGCAACTCCGCCAATCTCACATTCAATATACCCTTTCTGTGTTGCCTGCCGGATGCCTACATACTCTCTATCCATCATCCACCGTCCTTATCTCCAAAACATAGTTGTCTTTTTGGACGGAAGTAAGTGTATTGCACAACCCCTCTGAGTTTGGCTCTAACCGTTGTTCCGTTGGTGCGCCTGTGGTTCTGTCTGATGGATTGCTTGGGTTTCGCCCTCTGCTTGCAACAATGATTCTTTCAACCACGTTTCCGCCTCCGTCTCTGTTATTATGCAAGGTACAGTACCCCCCCACTCGTAATCGCCGGAGCTATGCCGCCGGTATCATACACCCGCCCTTGGTTTGGGTTCTCTCTCGTGGAAGTGGGGAGAATATTGCCTAACCTCTTAATCCCGGTCTGCAATATCTTCTTTCCTTTCCTTGATTTCTAATATCTTTGGTTCCAAATTGCCCCCCCCACAAGTGTTTAAGGTCGGGGCAATTCCGTCTACGGAATAAATTCTTCCGCTCTGAGGATTATCCCAACTCTTTCCTACGGCGATATTCCCCAGTTGTATGCAGCGTACCTTATTTGCCATTTCATAGTTCCTCAATTACATATTTCAAATGTTTGTAGTCGCTCGCCAATAGGGTAGGACATATCATTTTGTACAATGCTTTATTGTATGGGTCGTAGATTCCACAAGCACTTTCGGAGGATCTTTGTAGTCTGTTGCCCTTATTGCTTGGCAAATACCCCCCCCCCGATAAAACTCGGACCCTGTCCTGGACTTCTTTTTCCGGGTTCAGTGAGCCGACTACGATTATTCTGTCTGCCATTTACTTTTTCCTCCACTAAAACTTTCGGTGGATCTTTATAATCCGTTGCCGACAATGCCACTGATATGCCATCCGGGGACATTATGCGTCCTCTTTCTCCACCTGTTCCCGTATGAGCCACAATCAACGGCCGGCTCATGGTTCATCTGAGCTATCTACTTCTGTAACACCGCATCCCAATGATGCCGGTCTACTGAGCCTCTGCCCCCCCCCTAACGGTTTTTGAGATGCCGTCTAACTGACCGCTCTCTCGTAAGTCCTTGATGAGTTTTTGCGCCTTTTCGGAGTTGATATAATACTTTTCGTCTACCTCGTCCTCCAAATAATCTTTCATTGTCTTATCCAGTGGAATCGGCTGCGGAAATTTGTAATTATAATCTCCCAGAATAGATACCATGAAGCATCGCTCTCTGTTCTGCGCCACGCCGTAATCCTTTGCATTGAGGATCTGCGTATAACACTTATATCCCTTGCTTTCAAGGAAGCTGCACCAGCTATGAAAATCATCTATGTTGTCCGCACTGATAACCTGTGGCACATTCTCCATGAGAAGTATCTGGGGAAGATTTTCTGTCTCATTCAGAAGTCTTTCAACTTCCCACAGTAACCCGGAACGTGTTCCTGATCCTTTTTTCATTCCTCGCATCTTTCCGGCGAGTGATAAGTCCTGGCAAGGTCTTATGGAAACGAATACGTCATAAGGTAGGTGTATCTGTCAGTATTCGTTATTGCCAGATCACCCCCCCTCATTGAGCAAATGTTGACAAGGTTGTGCGTGGCTTTTATGTTGTTGTAACATTCTCTGCGCCATGCGTCACTGTATGAATGACTCCTTATCTGCTCTTCCGTGAGAGGTTTCTTTCCATCCACGGATATTCCCAACTGAGTAAGTGCCTGTATAACATCCTCAGAACTCATTTCTGCGCTGTAATCAGTATCATCGTCCGCCATGTGAATAGCTTTGTATGATGCCGTGGCGTGCATTTCCCATTCAGACATAAGGTAATGTTCAAACGGTACGCCAAGATTACGGAGCGCCATCGCCTGGGAACCAACCCCGGCAAACAATTCTATCAATCGCACCGGGTTGTCAGTCTTAAATGTTGGATACATTAAATCAAACATTGAAATCTGATCCACTCGTTTTCTCCTTTCTTTGATTTTTTATCATGCAAAATCTCGCATAATTAAGCTGCCGGAAGTAGTCATTATTCGCATTTTCCCACATTGCCGGTAAGGTACTCAGCCGTGTTTCATAACACTTATCACACACCTTTTTCCCTTTCATTGTTGGATTTTTGCCACATATATAGCAAATGCCGTAGTCCGGTCTCTCTGAACGTGACAAATCGCATCGGTTTTTGTCTCTGTAATTTTTCAGATACGCCCTGCATCTCTGGCATAAACCACCATTCTGTGATTGATGTTTTCCGCATCTGGGGCATAGTCCGTTTTCGATGCGTGTCTGTTTTAACTGCCTTTTCCTCAGCCGATCTTTCTCTTTCTGTTCATCGGTTTTCCCTTTTCCCGAATAACTGTCTTGAAATTGACCCAAACACTCATAACATAGCTTTTTGTTAGGTTCTGCTGGATTTTTCCCACAATGAGTGCATATTCCAATCCTTTCATGGTATTTTCGGTTCTGCTTGCGTAATTCAGAATTTCTTGCCGCACAGTCAGGACACATGGATTTTTCCGGCGTCGGGTTTTCTTTTCCACACTTCGGACACAATCCTCTTTCCCTCATCTCTTTGTATGATAATTTTCTCAATTCATTTCAGAGGTTCCCAGGATTTATGCGCGCTGCCCTTTCCTCCGTCTATTTTCTACCGAACTTCTCATACATTTCATCTAGTCTCTTTCTGGTTTCGTTTGACATACCGGATGGTGGTTCGGTCTTTTCCTCCGGCACTTCAATTTTTTGCATTTCTATCTGTGGGTCTACTGCTTTTTCCATAAGTGCTGCGTGTTTCTTCCCCATATCGGCTATGAGCATCCTTACATTCTCCGGCAGACGTGCCTCTTCTTTCATCCGCTGCACCGAAGTCCGATAGTTCCTGATAAAGTGCGACTGTTCAATGGTTGCCACTTGGTCTGAATCCATCAACGCCCACTCCTTGAGGTTTGCCGCCGTTCCAACAGCTCTTTGGCACGCCTCCGGCAGTTTTGCAAATTCCTCTTCTGAGTTATAACCGGAGTTCCTTAACGCTCTCTGTACCAACGCCCATGCCTGCAGTTCGCTCATGCTTTCTTCCGCCGGAGCAATAATCTCCGTTGCTTTAGTGCGAATATCTGCGATGGTTGGAGGAAAACGTTCACTCGTCATGTACTTTTGTATTGCCAAGTTCGCCTGCTCATACGGAAGATCTTGTAATAATCCATACCACACATCGAAAGCGTCTTTATCTGGTATGAATGTCGGCTGTGCGTAGACCGCTTTCATAGCTTTTACCAAAATCTTAAATTCTTCTCTTTCCATTACCAGCCATCCACATCCTTTACTCTGTTTCCAATGCGATCTCCACTATTTCTGTATGCAGAAGATGATTGCAATTTATCCCAAATAATGCCTTTCCATCCATTCGACATACATTCATCAATAAGATTGCATACGGCAGTATCTCCATAGACAGAGACCTTATTGGCAACCTGTTTTAACAACGACTTCATGCCCTGTTCCTTATATCCGTCTTTCCGTTCCGTCTTATACTTGAACCATTCGCGAAGTTTATCTGCCATTACATCAGAGATGGTGTACTCAGGGAGAAGCCTTTCAAAAATTGATTGGGTAGTTTCCCTCTTTCCCCCTTTTTTATTTTCTTTCTCTAACTCTTTCTCTAACTCTTTCTCTATGTTACATTTTTGAACATCAACGTTACTATCTGTTACACGTTCGTTACATTCAGTGTTTTCGGGTGTCTCAGTGGGTTTTGTCTTGTTTTTTTCTCTCTCCCGATACTCCCTAACCCTCTGTGCGGATGCCGATTCAGACCCAATCATTTTCAGAGATTTTGGTAAAAATAGCGTACCGTCACTTTCCGTAACCACAAGCTGTAATTTTGAAAATTGTTGTAACGCTTGTGTAACAATCTGTAACGCAAAACCGGATGCTTCCGCCAACATTTCTGCGTCATACGGAATATCTTCGGAAAATCGCAGTTTGCCCTCATGGTCGATTGACTCTGTAATCATCCATATATAGAACATAACCAAAAGATCACCATTATCCTTTGCTCTAAGTATCTTGATATAGTGTTTTTCAAAGAAGTTCCGGGGCATTTTGAGCCAAAAATACTTTTTCTCAGCCATCGAACGGTCCTTTCTCTATCTCTTCAAGGAATATCTCAATCCTTGGGTTTTTCTTATCCACATAGAAGTCATGCGTAAAGTTGTCGATTTCTTTCCAACCATCGTTTTTAATCACTCTGCATTTCTGCAAAGCATCCTGAAAAACTTTGTCTGCAAAGGAAAAAATATTGCCCTTGTCACGCTGTTTATCCGGCTCATAGAAGTTGTAATGAATGATTATAGGGTTTGTAATCGTAAGTCTCGGCAACTGTGTCCTGATAGCGTTACACACGATCATCTGGTAATCTCTTTTCATTTTTGCACCCATCTGAGGATGCCTTGCACACTCATGTAGGTAATCGTTAAGATCCGGTAAGGTTCTGGTTCTGCCGTAATAATTTCCTTTGATAACAACCTTGTGCATCCCTAAGCCCTCCTTTCTTTCATTATGGGTGGAGCCGCCGGAATGACGGCTCCTGGGTAATTTAACAAAAGATCCTTGTCAGGGGTTTATACCATTTAACTAATCGAATTTCTTAAAAGGAGGTAAACCGTTTGTGTATTCTGCGGCTTTCGTGACATATTTTCCTCAGAGACCAATCTTAGGAGATAATTGCAGATACATATTTACGGGTTACGATTATTTAAGAAATCACAAAGATGTTTGATACATCTGCAAGTTCTTTTTCGAGATACGCTTTGATGTTGGCTTTCGCCTCATTCTTCCATGCGCCTCCATCTGCCTCAAATAAGGCACAGGTAACGCCATAACGATCATTGTCCTTTACTCTGAAAATGAAGTTACTCATAGGCTGTGCAACCTCTGTAAAGGTTCTGTACGGCATCAGACGGCAAGGACTCGGAACTTCAACTTCCTGCAGAGAGGCAACGCCTTTCTTGATTGCCGCTTTCTGTCCTACTCCGGTGTCTCCGTATTCCGCAACAGTGCCAGCCTTAACATTTCCGGCAAACTGTAAGATGATCGGCTTATCATTTGCCTCAGCATCCTCGTTTAAGAACTTGGACTGCACACCGATAACAAACTCTTCGTTTCCAATGAACTGACCGAACGAAAACTCCGGGATCTCTGCTTTGACAACTGCCAGTGTTTCTCTCTGGCGGTCTGCATCCAGACTTGAAAACAGACGAACCTCAGTAGGAGATACCACCTGAGCGATGTAATGACCTGTCTTGAAATCTGCTTTACTCTTTTTGATGAAATCCACAAGGCTGCTCAGATTACTCATTGTGATACTGGTTGCTCTGAGTTCCTTGCCGATCTGTGTCATATCTTTGTCTACATAGGTTCTTCCCTCAATTTCCTCAATATGGGGAGCATCGAGAGAAAGAATTTTCTCAATAGCTGCTTTTAACATATTTTCCTCCTGTTACTGTGCGCTACACCAATCTTCGGCAAGGCAATCATTGATACTCGGAACCCACATGGAATGTGAGCCGTCAACACAACGAATCTGTAAATACGGATTGCATACAAACAAATCTCCCTCATTGAGTCCCCATGCTTCGGCTGTCTGTTTATTACACGGAATACCCTGCGGATAACCTTTCTGGTAAACAACAAACATTCCCTTTCCATTCCATCCCTTACGGGTTACTTTCTGCCCTGCTTTTAATCTGCGTACTGCTTCTCCGAATGTGAATGTCTGGATATTCAAGTCTTTTACATCGGGACCGGCTACAATTTCCCAATCATCTCTGAGGATGAAAGTGAGTGTGTAGTCCACATTGTCCGTCTCACGAATATCCAATACTTTTCCGTCCTTGCAGTGCATTTTGATGGAATTATCCTCCCATTTCCAATAGCCAGACCATTCCGGCAGTTTAACGATAGCTCCCTGTTTGAGAGCTTCGTATGCTTCCTTGAAAACCATAATGCCTCCTAACTGTTTACTGCGTCTCTCATGCTGATTACTTTCGTGCTCTCTTTTGGAGGTTCAGATTTTTCTTCCAATACCTCTCCGGTCTCAGGATCGCATCCAAGTTCCTCTGCTGTCGGTGTGGAATCCTTTTCCGGGTCCATGCACATACCACACTCATCAAGAGTAAGCTGACCTTTGATTGCGCCCTTTGCGTGTTCTGTGAGGGTTGTTACGCCGCTACGGAAGTCCTTGTTGATGAATAACTGAGTTTTCAGTCCCATCTCAGGAGCCAACTTAACGGAAGTCTGAACCTCAACGGAAACATCCTCTCTATCATCCTCATTGGGAGTAAGAGTGATCTTTACATCAAGGACACGTTTCTTCTTTGCATCAGTGTTCAAATCCAGAATGTTATCTGAGATTTTCGCTAACGCTCTGTCGATACGTTCCTGAACGCCTCCGGCACACATGGATGCCAATGTAAGTTTCTCTGCCACTGTTTTCACTTCCTTTCTAAAGAATTATTTATAATAAGCGTATCGCCTACTATACGAATGTTTTTCCGTATCTTCTCCGAAACATTTCCTTTGCCTCGTTTTTATCCTTGGCTTGTCCGGTAGATACCATTTCAAGCTCATACGCCAACTGTGCAATGATATGGCTCATTACTTTCATTTCCTTGTTGTGATGAACACTCATTCTACTTGAATTGTGATGGTCCGGCGATAAAGGAACCCACAGACCATCCTCGTCTGCATGGTTCCTGTTCGCCCCACCCATCAAATGGTGTCTCTCAACACCGTAAGAGCCGTCTATCATATCGTAATCAGCGTATTTCATATCAATTACGATTGAATCTTTCATTAAATCTCTCCCATCAGCATATCCATGGAGACAGGACCATCCAGAATCTCAGTATCGGCGCAATAATCGCATACCTCACATCTAAGTGGCTCAATGTCTCCATCTTTAATGCGTTGGATTTTCACGATATTGTTTTTGACCTCTGCCAGTTTTTCATCCATCATCAGCGGTGGAACTTCAATAACCTTGATTCTCGGATGAGGAATGTTGTCTGTCTTATCCTTGCTGACAGCACAAATGTAAAACGGCAAGAGATCACCTGTATTCTGTCTGTAAATCTCTCTGTACACGGCAGCTTGCAAATCATATCCCCACCATTCGCAGAAATTGAGTCTCTGCCCCAGGTCCTTTGCGTAAAAGGTTTCTGTTATGCTCTTTACTGTTTTGAGATCAGTGATTCGTCTGCCGTCTGCACTGTCAATTTTGATTTTGACAGGAACTCCCTCAATTTCTCCGGTCATAATAACCTGTTTATCTCCGGCCATGTACTGCATGAAAACTGGATCTTTCACGGCACGGTCAATCATAATTGAGGCCTGTTTGTATTCGGATTTCAACTCTCCGGCGGTTTTACCTCTGGATGAGAAGATTTCCGGGTGCTGTGCGGAAAATGTAGGAAGTGTACCCTCAAAGTAGGCATCCACATAGGAGCCTACCATTAACGCAGTTGTGGTTACTTCCTCAACTTCTCCCCGGAGCTTTGCCATAGCGTATGCTTCACAACCCATTTTTCCGGTCGTGCCGTTGAACTCTTTGTACTGAGAAACGGACACATACTGCATATTGGCTTCTTTGGTGTAATAGTTCTCCGGGGTAAGTTTAAGAAGATTACTCATCTACTTCCTTGAATGTTCCGTCAATCACACCATCAGAACTCTCATCTGCGTTATGAGAACTCTGATCGTGAGACTGGTAAATGTCCTGTGCCTGGTACTTCTCTTTCGGTTTTTCCTTAACATCAAATGCCGAACCATCTTCAAATGCCTGACACTGTTCTGCGGTATCAAAGTTAAGGTCAATCAACTTACACAGTCGGCGGAGAACTGTTTTCTTACACATCTCTCCGTAACTTTCTTTCCATGCCTTACTGTTTGCTGCCTTTGAGAATGTCTGTCTGGTATGTTCAATGTCCTCTTTGCTCATGGTGTCGTACATCATGGAACCGTCTTTGTAGAGGACTACCGCAAATGCACCGATAATCTCTCCGTTTGAAAAAGTCTTAGGTCTGAAATTGACATACTGCTTACCGTTTTCAATTACTTCCTCAAACTTATCTCCCTCACGGACTACCTTTGCGTAAATGTCTTGAATAGGATTGCTCGAATATCTCTTGCACAGCTTGATCTCTCCCTTGTAATCAGTCTGGAACTGACACTGATTTCCGTAAGGAATTGCGTAACACTCTCCGTTAAAGAAATCGAGACCAAGGAAAGCTCCTTTTAAGAGTGTTCGCACAACGGTCGGTGCTTCGCATTTTGAGAAATCAGCTTGTCCGTCCTGCAGAACCGTCATGCAGTTCTGTAAAAATCTCTGCTTGTTGAATTTCTCCGGCAGAGCTGCAACCTGTTTTTCAAGGCTTTCGTCCAGTCCTTTATGAACTGCAACTAAATAATTTGTGTCTTTTGTTGCCATAAATAACCTCCTTGTATTTTTATGAATCTGCCTACCAAGAAAAGGCTATGGCAGGCAGATTATTTATTTTATTCGCTATCGTCTGTACCCCCCCCCGAAAAGGTTCTTCAAGAAATCCGCAAAACCATCTTCGGAGCCGGGCTTAACTTTAACGGTATCGAAACCAAATTTCTTTTTCATCAAATCAGCGAGCTTTATCGTCTGCTCAGACATAATATCTTTGATGAGGTTGTTGGTTTCCTCCGCCCACTCCATTCCACCGTCAATATCTTCGAGAAATGCTTTATTTCCAGAAGAACTGCAACTGACTGATGTAGGCGTTACGGTCACTTCACAAGTGAACGGATGGATTTCAATATCTTTCGTATCATCCATAATGTGTTTGAGTGCCATCATTGCCATAAGTGCGTCAAAGTTATCATTCTTGCCTGCCATAGTGTTTCCTCCTACAGTTCAATAACTGTTAATTCATTGTTGCTTGTGGTTCTGGTTGCTATGAACTGCAACCCTTTCTTTTTGCACTTCTCATAGAGACGTGTGCGGTTTTCCTCAGACAGTTTCTCAGTGCCATCAATGAGGATGATCTGTAATCCTGCCGGATTCTGAATTGCCACATCAATGCAGAGGTCAAGTTTTTCTCCCTCTGACAAATTGCTTACCGGCAATCCATTGATAAGAGGTATTCCGTCTTTAACGGTCAGACCCTCAATCGGAATCTCTGCGGTTTCCAGAATGGTTCCCGGAAGAGTTCTTGCCAGTTCGATTTTCTCTGTGAGACTGTTTGACTCACTCTGCAACTCATCAACCTCTTTCTGGATGTTCAACATTCTGCGCCACTCATTGATATGGCCTTTCATCTTCTCAGTCTCATTGGCTTTTGCCATAAGATCATCAATAGGTGTGGTTTCCATATCTGCGTATTCTGCGTAAGATGCCTGTTCTGCCTCATACTTAGAAACAGATGCTTCGTATTCCGACTGAATTACCTTTACCTTGTCCGCTTTTACACCGGCAAGACCGTCTTTCTTCTCTCTGAGAGATTTTATTCTCTCTTCAAGCTGTGCCAACTCACTCTCAATGTTCTTTTCCTGCTGAGCCATTTCCGTATCAAGTGCGGCAATCTTAATTTCTTTGTCTGCCTGGAATGAGCGGATTTTTCCATCGTGGCTGTCTCTAAGGCGTTTTGCCTTTTCGATAGTCTCGTTGTTCTTGCGGATCTTCTCAATCTCTGTGTAGAGGTCTGAGAGGTTTTCCTTTTCCCATCTCTCTCCGTCATAGTCGATAGGGAGTGAGCTACCAATATCTGCGATAACTGCTTTCTTCGCACGAATATCACGGTTTACATCCTGACGGTGCATAAAGTAGTAACCGTTCTCTGCCTGAATATCATTCAGAACAGCCAAGATATTCTGCTCATAATTTACATCCCTCGGAATCTCCCCAAACCATTCCTTGATGGTGTCAAGGTTCCAATCGTACTGAATCATATCCAAAATCGTTGCGTTCTGGGTTTTCTTATCCATAGAGATGAACTCCATAGGGGAAAGTTGCAACGGTGTGAATATGGTTTTTAGAAACGACTCAGGACTGGGAATTACATTGCCGTTCTGTTTAACAGATTTGTAATCTGTCATTGCTGTTCTGGCTTTTCTGTCAATGGAGAGACCGTTATCTGTTTCTATGTAGATCTCTCCCTCTGTCTCTCCGTTTTTTACGATAAATTCACGGTCGGAGGAATTTGTAAGAGCATATCTGATTGCGTCAATAACGGATGTTTTTCCAGTACCGTTGTCTCCGACAAGTTCAATGTTCTTTCCGTCCCCTTGCCATTCCTTAATCCCGAAGAGCTGCTTTATCGTGATTTTTGAAATCTTCATGGTGGATTTTCCTTTCTCTGTTTATGGGGTTCGGCAATGCCTTACCCCTAAACCGCTACTGAATTACTGTTACGTTGGATGCCTGTGGTCCCTTGGTTCCGTCAACAACATCAAATTCTACGGGTTGTCCCTCTACGAGAGTCTTGTAACCGTCCATCTGTAATGCGCTGAAATGGCAGAACACGTCAACTCCATCTTCGCCGGTAATGAAACCGTAGCCCTTTGCGGCGTTGAACCATTTAACTGTACCTTTTCTCATGGTGCGTCTCCTTTCCTCAAAAATATCTATTAAACAATCCTTGCGGATGCTTAACCTATACCAAGTCGTTCTTTCTCCTGATCCAAAAGGTGGCGATATATGTAAAATCCCCACTTGGATTTACCCTCTCGCTTTATGGCATATCCAATAGGCAATTTCTCCCTTTTCATAAGTTCACGGAGCGTAATCACATCCATTTGCAACTCTTTTGCTGCATTTTTTGGTGTTACTCTCTCATTGTTCATTGCTTCTTACCTCAATCTGTCCGTTTTGCTGTGCCTTAGTTCGTTGTGGATTATCCTTTTCATGTTTGCTCGACTAAACTTTTTGGGTAAAAAGTTTGCTGACAGGGACATTCAAAGCCGCCGCCAACGATTTCAGAGTACCGACCATAGCCTCATGCTCTTCGTTGTTTTCAAGCAGAACTATGGTTGTTCTGCTTACGCCAGACATTTGAGCTAACTGTTCCTGGGTAAGTTTCTTCTTTTCTCTAAGTTCTCTGATTCGATACGCCATTACTGCGCCTCCTTTCTTTGTCCGATGTTTGCTCGACTGAACAATTTGAGTATAGCCGACTAAACATTTATTGTCAAGCACATTTTACAAAAAAATTGACTTTTTGTACAGTGCATTGTATAATGGACTAAACATCGAAAGGAGGTTTTCGTATGACATTAGGGCAGATAATAAGGGCATATAGAGAAGAAAATAGCATGAGCATGGATAGTTTTGCGAAAGCTAGTGGTTTGAGTAAAGGTTACATATCTCAGCTTGAAAATAATCTCAATCCGAAAACAGGAGAACCGCCTGTTCCGTCTATGACCTCTATAAAGAAAGCGGCAAACGGAATGTTTATGAGTTTTGATGAGTTGTTTTCTCAGTTAGACGATAATATGAAAGTATCGGTTTCTCCCGAAAAAGTGAAAATGGCTAAGAAAGCAATCCGTATACCGGTTCTCGGTAATGTGGCTGCCGGAATACCCATTGAAGCTATTGAGGATATTATAGACTATGAAGAAATTTCTGAGGAATTGGCTCATACAGGAGATTTTTTTGCATTGAAAATCAAAGGGGATTCTATGGAACCACGCATATGTAATGGGGATGTAGTAATCGTCCGCAAACAGAATTATGCAGAAAGTGGAGATCTCGTCATTGTATTGGTAAATGGAGACAGTGCTACCTGTAAGAAATTGGCAAAATATCCGAGTGGCATCAGGCTAATCCCTTTTAATCAGGCATACGAACCACTCTTCTACTCAAATGAAGAGATTGAAAACAAACCAGTGAGAATCATTGGTAGAGTCGTTGAAAATCGACAGAAATACTAAAATAGAAAACCGCCTCTGCTGCTAACAGAGACGGTATCTATGAACACACACCGGAAAGCTCCGATATGCGCTCGTCTGGACAACTTGCATTATATCATCTTCCCGGTAGAAAAACAATATACCGGGCATTTTTACGCCCATTTTTAAGAAAAGGGGGATGATATTATGCGTCTGCCAAACGGTTACGGTAGTGTAATCAAACTAAAAGGCAAGAGGCGTAAACCTTATGCTGTCAGAACTTCTGAAATTGCGGAATTTGTAGAGATTGATGCTCCGAAAGATCCACCGTCTAATATCCGCCGGGAACTCAACCGGTATAACTTCAAATGGAAAAGAAAAGCTCAGATGTGGGCTGCTATTTCCTCAGATGCCATCTGTGAGTTCGCCGAGACTCTGATGCAAGAAGAGGGCTATGAGTATTCCATAGCTTACCGGCAAACGTTCAAATACCTTGAATACTTCGCCAAACAGGAACACGCCTATGCTTTTCTGTCGGAATTGAATAATGCCGATGTGGTTGCGGAACATATTAAATACGCCGAGACACCTACTTTTGCAGAGATGTATGGAAAGTGGAAAAATTATCGAAAGGCTCTGCCGGATAAGATTTCATCAAACACCTGGCGGAACTATGAGATTGCTTTCAACCACTTATCAGATTTGCACCACAAGAAATTTAATGCCCTACGAACTGATGAGGTCCAGGAGTGTATCAATAAATGGACCTGTAAATCAAACTCTACTGTCTCTAATATCCGCACGGTTCTTAACAATCTATACAAGTATGCCCTGATGAACAACTATATAGAAAAAGATTTGTCTCAGTTCTTTGTATACTCATGGGTTGATCCGACAGAACAAATCCATAGCAGATATACCAATGAAGAAATTGCAACCCTTTGGTCTAAACTGTATGTGATAAACAATGTGGACCTCATTCTCATTACAATCTACACCGGTCTAAGACCTACGGAACTTTTGGAGATAACCACGGATAATGTGCATCTGGATGAACAATACATGATTGGGGGAATGAAAACAGAGGCCGGCACAGACAGAACAATACCAATCGCAGACAAAATTTTGCCACTTATAAAGAACCGGTTCAATCCGAACAGAAGATTTCTTGTGAACAACAAGTATGGAAACCACTACACCTACGGATCGTATGTGAGCGCAAATTTCAACACCGTTATGAACAAACTTGGTATGCAGCATCTCCCACATGACGGCCGCCACACCTTTGCCTCACTGATGGATGATGTTGGTGCAAATGATGTTTGCATAAAACTGATAATGGGGCATAGCATGAAAAATGATATTACAAAAGGAACCTACACGCACAAATCTATACAACAGCTCATTGATGAGGTCAATAAAATTTAA